CCTGTACCTGTACCTGTACCTGTACCTGTACCTGTACCTGTACCTGTACCTGTACCTGTACCAGCTTGTGTGCCATCGCCTGTACCATCTGTTTTTCCAGCTAATTCGTCACGTTTGGCTGCTATATTTTCAGGTACTGGAGGAATACTTACACCTGTTAATCTATCTATCATTTCACCAGCTTTTTTATCTTCTTCTGTTGCTTTTTTTACACTATATGCAGAATACAAAGGGTCTGTTCTAGGGTCTCCAAATCGTATAAATTGGTCGTTTCCATACGTTCTAGGTCGAAGAGAACCTAATGCATCACCTAATTTCCCATATCTGTATTCAAAATCACTCATGTCTATATCCCCAATATTACCACCTGTTTGATACCCTACAATCCCACCTTCCTTCATCATAGCTGGACCACCTACAGCTGACTGTGGGTTAGCAGCTATACCACTCGCTGCCATTTGTCTTGGGTCTATTTCTGGTGTCTCTGGTGGAGTGCCTATACCTTGCTCTGGAAGAGCCATATTTTCAGGAGCCACTGATGCGATACCTAAAGGAGCAGGTTTTGGTTTTACTTCATCTAAAAGTTGTTCTGCTACACTAGGTAAACCTTTTTTAGACGCTTGAAATCTTTTTTTCATTTCTCTACGTCTTTGTAATTCTCCTAGTGCTAAATAAATAGGCACCTCTCCTACAGGATTTTCAACATAATTAACTAAAGCCTGATCTGGTACTGTTTTTAGTCTATCCTGTAGCTGTATAATATTCATAACTATCTACCTAATTCTCTATATAATCCAAGACCCGCAATACCTAATCCTCCTACTTGACTAGCTAAACTAGGACGAGGGGCATATTGTACTTCAGTTGAGCCTAATGCACCTGCTTGACCACGAAGTATATTAGATTGAAACTCCAATAATTTTCTTTGATAATCTTGTTCTTCCTTAAATTTTTGAAACTCTAAGTTTGCAATCTCTTGGTCTAATGCTTGTTGTTGAGCAGCAGTAGTTGCCTGAGCTTTGAGTCTTTCTAAATTAGCAAGTTGTGTATCTCGCCCTAATCCACTTTGAGCTGTACCTGCTTGTATTCCAGCACCTAATCCTCCAAGACCTAAATCTGCTTGTAGTCTAGCACCAAATTGACCACCTGCTTGCTCCATTTGTCTTCTTTCTCTCTCAGCAGCAAGAGTTTGTTCATCAGCTCGCATACGAGCGGCTCTATCTTTTTCAAATTGTTGTTGAGCATTTAAGAAAGCATCTTGTTGTCCTTTAGCTCTCAAATCTGCTATTAATGCTCTAGTTTGAGCATCAGCTTCTGCAGTCAATAACGCCTCTCGTCCACTACCAAATGTGCCTCTGCCAATAGATTGCATAGCTGCTTGACTTTTAGCTATATCTCTTTGTCTTTGAGCTTCTAATATAGCTCTATCTGTAACTGCTTCACTAAATGGACTCATATATTGGTCTCTAGCAGCAGCATCAAACATACCAGGAGTTTCCATAGATAAACTTTCTACTGCACCAGGATTAAAACCCAACGCTCCTGTTATACCTTGTGCTCCTGCTGCTGTCGCTATCGTACCAGCATCATCTAATGTTTGCGTAGCTGTACTAAATTGCTCAGGAGTTTGTAAACTCATAACACCTTGTTGCACAGCTAGTTGCTCTGGAGTAAATCCTACTATTCTATCACCCTCAAAAGGTACATATTCTTGAACACCAGTCACATTACCTTCTGCGTCTGTGGTATATGTTTGTTTACCTGTTTGTGTCAATAATTCTTCATAAAAAGGTCTAGCATATTCAGGTAAATTTGTTGTAGTTGAAGTGGTTTGTCTACTGCCACCACCACCGCCATACTCAAACAGTCCTGTAGCGGGATTGATTGTACCTGAGCCACCTACTGACTTTAATAAGTCTGCTTCGTAATCATTAATGTGAGCTAGACGGGTATCACCCATACGTCCTTTAGACGCAAGGTCTTTGTATAGTAATTTAATTAACCATACTTTTAATTTATTTGGTACTAACTTTAACAACATCCACTACTCCACTGGTAATTCATAGAATACGAACCGTTTTTTATAGCCATATTCTTTCCACATCTTTTCCCAACCTGGTCTACCATGTGACTCTATTTTAATACATCCGTTGTCTCTTGCAAACTTTTGTATCTTTGGTAGACCATCAGGTATCCAACTTTTAAAGTCTTCTCCTCCTGTAAAATGCATAACTAACATTTTTATTTGAGGATACTGTATTACCTCTGTTATTAAAAAACCCACAATCTTTTTAGTTTCAGTATCAAAAGATACCCATAGTTGTTGGTCTTTTAATAACACATCTCTCAGTATATCTTGTTCGGTAAATCTACCGTATGTATATTTAGCACAGTTTCTTACATACTCTTCTATATCTTCCCAAACATCTGCGATATGTTCTTTTGGAACAATCGTTGCTTTCTTCAAGCTGGCATTAACCTCTCTGCGTTTATCTCTTTGCCCATTTTTTTAGTGCCTGTTCTGGCTTTTCTAACTCTATCCATCATATTAAAAAGTTTTTCTGCACCTGCATCTGAAGAGCCATTACCTAACCCACTAACCACATCTGCAGGTATAACAAATTCATTTTCCGATAGTAACACATCTTGCTCACCATCAATACTAGCTGGTATTTCATCAGATACTCCATCACCCATGCCTGTTTCTAAGTAACCACCTTCTCGCATACCTTCTTTATCTTTTGTCATAGAATCAAACAATTTTTCAATTCCCCGAGGAGGCTTTTTTAAATTTTCTATAATTGTTTCCAACTGACCTCTAGGAGACATATCATACTCATCAATATATTTTTGCATCTTTTCTCTATGTAATCTATTTAAATACATACGGTCAGAAACTTCATCTTCATCAAGGTCATAAAAATAATTTATTTCTTCTTCAGTAAGCTCACCAGGAGGCGTACGTGAAAGAGTAGGGTGTCTATCTTCAATGTAACCACCTTGTGCTAAAAGTCTTAATCCTGTGTTTCTATTTAAATTTAATCGTTTAGTAGGGTCATACTTTTCTTTGTTCATATCAGCTGTAGTCATGTCTGGTACCATTGCTCCACCTATTGCAGGTAAGCCAATAGCTCCTGCTTTTAGAGCACCTGTGGTCATGTCTCCGCCACCTAAATTACTTATAACATTACCTGGACTGGTAAATAAATTTTTAGCTGCTGTAGTTGCTGAGTATGTTGGAGTGGCTGTGCTTTGAGCAGCACCTAAAGGACCTACTGTTGCACTTGGAGTTGCACCACCCATTATAGTTCCCTTAGTAGGTGCTAATGCATTTATTCCAGATGTAGTTGAAGTTGCACCACCCGCTCCAGCAGTAGCTGGTGCTGAACCCATAGCAGCTCCACCAAGTTGACCACCACCATATCCTCCAAGACCACCTGTAACAGCACCCATTAATGGGTCTTCACCTCTTAGTGATGCTATACCTGCACCTGTGGCAGCCCCTGCTAATAATGCAGTTGCTCCAGGACCTGCTAAGAATCCTGCGGCTACTGGGGCTAAACCTGATAAAAAATTTCCAAAACTCATAGTGTCATTATAACCTTTTTATGTCCTTAATCAACGGCTTCTGCCCCTGATACGTGAATTGTTAGTCCTGTTGCACCACCTTTAAACTGTATAGTTTCTGCTGCATTTAAAATCTGTGTGCCCTTCCATTGAAAAGTAGTATTTGCAGCTATACTTTCTCCACTAAATAATGCATTCGCTGTTCCTGCTGTGCCTTGGTCAGGCACTAAACTTACAAATAAAGTTACTGCTCCACTTGTAGTGTTGCATACTGTGATATCTTTTACATAAGTACGAGTATTAGACGGACAAGTATAGATAGCTAAAAAAGCTGTAGTACTTGCTGCCTGTGCTAATCTAGCTGGTGTAATCTTTTGAAATGCCACTAATTATCTCCTAGCCAATTTAATGTGGCTAATGCATCTATCCTAGCTTTTACTTCGTTATTGTTTCCGTCCACTTGGTTAAAGTATAGACGCAACTGATTTACTAACTGTAACTGCTGCCCTTCATTATACTCTTGTGGTGGGTTAGTTAAATTAGGTCCTTTAGTTGATGGTATATTTGACATTATCCTCTCCTACCGTCTGGTCTAAAATCTACTCTAGTTGTACCAAGTTGCCACTGCACCCCAATATCTTCACTAGCTATCTTAAAGTTCATTTGTCTACCTCGTGCTCTAACATAAACTTGATTAGTATATTCATCAACAGTAGCCGTAGTTATAACATCTCTAGATAAGGTATTACTAACAACATCAGTTGTGCTAGTAGCAGCACCAGGGAAGTTCCTAACCCCTACTGTTACTTGTACTTCTGGGGTTAATGCTGCTCCTTGTGCGGTTGCAGTATCAGAGTTAGTAAAGTTTACATCAGGTATAACTCTTTTAGTTAATATAAATTGGTCACCATCATCAATACCCATATCTCCAGATTCAATAAATGATGATATAGCAGTTGGAGTTGCACCTGGCACAGCCACATTATCTTTACCATCCTCATGTCTATATACATAACCATTGAAAGTAGCTAATGGGAACTTGATAGTCCCAGCATTTGCCCATGCTGTTCTAGTTAAATTACCAAAATACCAAATCTTTTCTTCATAGTTGTAAATTACATACCTATCTATGCTATTAGAACCACCTGAACAATAGAACCAAATGACTTCGTTAAACTCACTGTTAATACCTGCAAAGTTTAAGAACCCACTATCTTTGTTCATATCTTCAAATACATACTGCTTTACAGTGCATGGCAAAGTATTAACTCTACCATCATACATAAAGAATTTATCTACTCCCATCCAATAAACAACATTGTTTGCCTCTGCTACTACTTTAGGAGCTATAATATTTATACTGTCACTAATCTCTTGAATAGCAAATACTTCTTCTGTCCCTAAAAACTGTAATGTTGACAACGCAATATCAGTAAAGATAAGCACCTCTTGTCTAGTTCTAAATCCAGTGATAATCTGTGAACCTTGTTTTACTCGTATAAACCCAGCAGTATTAGTAATCTGTGGTTTCCACTCTTCAGGTTGAGGTCCTATGTCGGGGTCTACGTTAGCCCACCTAATAAGCATTGGGTCAAAAGTCCCAGAGTAATCTATCTTTTGATAAGTCCCTACTGGACTTGCACTTCCGCCTGGGTCATAAGGTAATGTAATAGTAAAAGTTGTGCCAGAAGGCACGGTGACTACTTGAAACTCTCCTTGATATGCTTGTGGTGCTTGTCCATCAAACTGAACCCAATCTCTAACTGCCAAGCCATGCCCTGAACCTGTAGTTACTGTAGCTGTGGTTCCAGACCTAGTAATACTAGATATAGACTGTCCTGCAGTAAGAGCACGAGCATAAGAAGTAGCACGTAAACATAATAAGTGTCCACTTGCGGCAAACATAACTTTACCTACTTGTTCTGGTACTGCTCTTGAGCCAACTAATGTATTTAGTTTTACAACTCGATTTGATATTGAGGAGTCATAATCAAAGAAAAATATGTCACTATCCTCAATATTATAAATTACATCATTATTAATCTTGTCTTGAAATGTTATTCTTGGTGGTAAATCTACGGGTGTATCACTAGCAGAACCCCAAGTATTTCTATTCCATGCACCTGCACCCCAACCATAACCATATTCAACATTAGCGTTACCTACGGGAAACTGAAAAGCTGCTGATATACCTGTGCCACCACCTGAAGAAACTGTAGATGTAGCTGCAGCTGCAACCGTAATCTCAAAAGTGTTACTTGTAACATTGGCTATTTTAAACTCTGTATTTAAGTTAGCAGCAGATACACCACCAACAGCAGCAGAGCCACTAAAGGTTACATAGTCACCCTCTGAAGCACCATGACCTGTAATCGTCACCACAACCGTAGTTGACTCATCTGTAGTCGCAAAACAGTTGTCTGTTGACGGAGTCGTGGATGTAGTATAAGTATCTCTTAGAGGAGTCACATCAGTAAGGGCGGTTCCCTTAATGATATAATTCTTCTCGTTAGTAGCCACACTAATTATCTGGTTACCATCTGAAGTCCCATACTGTATCATGCTACTTGCTGTGCCAACATATGCAGTAAGGTTGATTGGTTTCCAACCGCCTATTTTTTCAGGGTAACCTTGTCTAAATCTTATTTTATCACAGTTGTACCAACTTCCTTCGGAAGAGTAACTACTTCTATCTCTGTTAATTCCTGGTTGAAATACAAGTTTCTTTAGCACGTTAGCCCTCTCTTTTTAATTCAAAATGTGGTCCATCTTTAAAAGATTTCCACGAACCACCCCACACATAATCTATGTTTGTAAGTTTTGATGCTTGACTAAAAGCAATATTAATTGTTTCATAATCCTCAAACTCCCAAGATACTGCACCATCTTTCCAAGCATACACATCTACTGCATGACCTGTAAGATGTCTTGAGTTCATAGTTTGACTTTTACCATCATCAAACAATTCTTTTTGTCTTTCTCTACTACGTAATCCTTCACTAATACCAAAGTCAATGGTTGACAAGCCAATCGCATCTCTAACTAACTTTTGTAAATCTGGATGTACACCTTCAAGTTTTGCCTGTGATTTTTTAGATAACTTAAACATTATTTTGTAAACTTCCCTATTGATTTAAGACCGAAGGACGCTCCGATTGACGCAAGAATTGACCATTGTAGCCATTCTGGGAAGGTAGCTAAGAACGTGATCCCCTGGCTTACGTAAGGTTGTAATGATGGTATAAAACTCACAATGATAAGGACGATAAAACATAAAGTCCAGGCTTCATCTTTCCAACTATCTTTTGTAGCGTCAGCCATAGTGTTTTCCCACTCAACTTTACCTTCTGCTATTTTCTTTTTGACAGCAGTCTTAGCTTCAATTTCAGCTATTTTTAAATCAGATTTAGCTTTAGACTTTTTAGCAGAGTGCTCAAAGTACCCTCCAACCGCTTTACTTAATCCATTTACTATTAGTCCAATCATACTTTCTCCTTTATGTCTTCATTATATATGCTAATGCATAATATGGTGGTAAGTTAGTTTGTGAGTTACCAGTAAAAGTGTGCGTATGTGTATCTCCATTTGAAGTCCCTGTGCTTTGTGAACCAGAAGCCGCACTTCCACCTGTAGAATAAGTGCCATAAGCTTGTGTATTATCATCTGGAGTACCACCTCCATACACTCCTGAAGAACTACCACTACCTTGAGGCGATGTAACATTATTTGGCCCAAGCATTAAGTGATAATGTTTTGGCATTTGTGCTTCTGTAAGAGCTGTTCCTGAATTAGTTCCTGATGGAGTTACTGTAGCTGAACCACCTGTAGCATTTACAGAATAACTTGAACCAGCTCCAACCACAAATCTATCTCTTAAATCAGGTGTTGAATTGTTTCCATCACATATTACATATCCAGAAGGAATAGCATCAGTAGCACCTGACCACAACATAATTGCACCTGATGGTACAGCATTAGCCCATGTAGGAGTTGACCCACTACCAGCTGATGTTAACACTTGTCCAGATGTACCTGAAGCACCGTCTACTGTTAAGTTTCCAGTGACAGCTAGTGTACCTGATGAGGTTACAGTTCCTGATGAATTTATACCAGCATTTGCCGTTACAGCTCCATTAAATGAAGCAGCTCCTGCATCTGACATATCGAGTGTCAAAGCTGTAATACCACTACCACCATCGTTTCCTTGAAAGATGACATCCTTGTCGCTAACCAAAGATTTTATGGTTAGGTTATCGCTATCCATGCTTACATGACCGACATTCGTACTACCATCTTTAAAAATAACTTCATCACCAGCAGCATCTAAGACAATATCTCCTGCTACATCTAGCGTCAAATCACCTGAACTTAAATCAATCTCTGTGCCATCAATAGTTATATTATCTACTGTCACTCCACCATCTGCTTTTAGAGATGATAAAGCAGTAACTGCGTCTACGACATTAGTGCCATCAACGTAAACCCACATAGTTTTACCTGCAGGAACAGCAATACCTGAACCTCCAGAAGTTTTTACCGTGATTGCATCAGCACAACCATTATTAACTAAGTATGGCTTTTCTATGGTTGGCACTACTAAGTTTTGTGCTCCACCTGACGTGCCTGTCAAGTTAAGTCTTAAATGACGGGCTGGTTGTGTCCCGTTTGAATTTGTTAAACTAAGGGTTACTGTGCCACTTGAAAAAGATACATCGACTGACTCTGCAATCGCCTCTTCTAACGCTGTACCTAAATTAGTATTAGTAGTTGTACCCCAACTACCTGATTGTTCCCCAGTACCAATTAGTTCTATTTTTAAATCTGAATATGAACTAGCCATTTTCTCCTCCTATTAGCCTGATTCACCTGCTAATGGAACACTTGTTACGTGAATCTTAGTGTGTTTCTTTTGATTCCACGCGGCACCACAATTTGAGCAAGTCCCTGATTCGTATTCCTCTGCATCGACTTTCATCCCACAGTGAACACACTCTAAGTTTACTTCATACTTACACTGTATTGTACCATCATCTAATTTTTTTGCCTCTATTATCATGCTGCTATATCCTCATAATCTGCTGTTTGTGAAGTATCTACGTCAGTCCAATTAGGTGTTTGTGATGTGGTTACGTTTGAATATCCTGGTGTTTGTGAAGTATCTATATTACCCCATACCAATGTAAACACGTTTGTTTCACAAGTGCCACTAACACCTGTAACAGCTACATTAGCTTTTGCTACTGTAGTGACTGAACCTACAGCTCCTGTGGCAGCTACTCCTGTAACAAATATATTATTTACTGTTATGAGAGTGACTGTTCCTAACGCACTTGTACCAGCTACACCTGTAACTGCTACATTTGCATCAGCTGTGACTGACTCTGACCCTAAAGCTGTTGTTCCAGCTACACCTGTGACTGCCACATTAGCATCTGCTGTTACTGATTCTGAACCCAGAGCACTTGTACCAGCTACACCTGTAACTGCTACGTTTGCTTTTGCAACTGTGGTTACTGAGCCTAAAGTACTTGTACCAGCCACTCCTGTAACTGATACATCTGCATCAGCTGTGACTGATTCTGACCCTAGAGCCGTTGTTCCAGCTACACCCGTGACTGCAAAATTTGCATCAGCTGTTACTGACTCTGACCCTACAGCACTTGTACCAACTACACCTGTAACAGCTATATTAGCTTTTGCAACTGTAGTAACTGAACCTAGAGCACTTGTAGCAGCCACTCCTGTGACTGATACATCAGCACCAGCTGCGGCTGTTTCTGATCCCAAAGCAGTTGTTCCAACTACACCTGTAACCGATACGTCAACACTTGTGCTACCTAAGGCAGAAAAAGAATCTTCGGCAAAGGTGGTAATACCAAATGGCATATTAGTTTCCTAGTGGGTTGTCATTAATAATATCGTAAACTTTAGCTAACTCTCTTTCCACCCAACCAGCTAACTTATCTTCCATGTCTTTCATCTCAACATCAAGTTTTTCAAGTCCCTCATACAGCTCTGCTGTTGATTTATTGTTAAACTGCACTCGCTCTTCAACTGAGGTTAATCTATCATTAAGTTGTCCTGTATCACTATCAGCTATTTTACCTTCCATAGCCACCAAACGTGTGCTTAGGTCTGACATCCACCATACGAACCCACCTGCGGCTGGCACCACCGATAAGATTATCGTAAGTAGCACTGCTGGCGAGAGCACCAATGTCTTGCTCATATATCATCTCCTGTGTCAATGACACTGTTTCTTGTATTGTAATTGTTTGCGGTATTACTTGCAAATAAACCATAGTTGTGATGTCTATTTGTCCTAAAGAACTAGCATTTGAACTAGGTTTGTTAGTTTTTTTAACAGATTTTTTATCTACTTTTGCAACAGATTTATTGTCTGTTGATTTTTTAACCACTTGTTTTTTTACTTTCTTTTTAGATTTTTTTTCTTTTTTATTATCTTTGCTATCACTTTTATCATTTTTGGCGGTTGCAGTGGGTTCACTGTCTGTGTTTTCTGATGTGTCAGATTCTGATAACTCGCTGTCAACATCTGTTTCAACCTCTGCCTCTGCCGTTTGTTCTGATTCATTTTGATTCTCCTTCATATCTTCTTCCATATTTTGCTCTTTTAATTCTTCAGGAACCTCCAACTCAACCTCAGCAATCTCCTCAACCACAGGCTCATTTACAACCTCAATCTCTTGAATCTCCTCAACCACCTCAATCTCAGGAACCTCTATGGATATTTCAGGAATATCAATATCTACAGAAATCTCTGGTACCTCAATATTTACAGATATCTCAGGCACCTCAGGAGTTATTTCACTAACCTCTGGTAAATCTGGTAAGTCAGGTAATGTAGGCACTTCAATAGCTACAGGTTGTAATATTACATCATTAACAATCTCTGTGTCTAAACTTAGACCTTCAATAAGAGTTTCCTCAATAACCACAATAGGTTCTATAACAGCTTCAACTATAGGTTCAACTACTACGGGTTCAACTACTACAGGAGCCACATACTCTTCTATGGTCAAAGATAAACTTAGATTATCAATGATAGGACCCCACCAATTACTAGAGTTACCTGTGTCATTACCTGTAATGGTTAAATTTAATGAGGTATCGTCTGTATTAAAATCCCCTGTTACATCTTTAGTAAAAGAATAGTTCTCCCACCTATTTTCATATGGCACAGCCACAGATTCTGATATCACCTCTATTTCAGTTGCATTTTCGAGAGTGATGGTTGACACAACTGTGTCATCTGCACCAGCAGTGCACCATTGACCTCCTGTATTACCACAACCGATAGAGTCAAAATTCATGTTAATTTCTTTTATTAAATGGTTTTCAGATACACCTGATATGTCTACATCTTGACTAATATTACCACCTTGATATCTAAATCTTACACTCTTAGACGCAGAACCAGAATAAGTCATTGGGTCTCTTTTAACCTTGTTTTGGTTGTTATCCGACAACTCCCAACCACTGGTATCAGTAGTAAAATTTGGGTTATTGAGTAGGTTGTCCGTAGTCGTGTCTGCGTGGCTGGCTAATGTTGATGCGAAGAGCATCACGAGAGCCCACAATATTATTGTTCTCATCTATAATCCCTAGTTCTAAATATTTAGCTTTCGCTTCTTTACCCACTAATCCATCTATAGGACACGGGCTTCCTGCAGCAAGCATGGCTGTAAAAACTCTATCGTCTTGGCATAAGATACTTGTAGCTGATACCTTAAGTCCAAGTTGAGCAAGACTTCTGCTTAATTTAATTCTTTCACAGTTTTTATCAATCACATGAGTTGCAAAAGAACCAGAGAATATTCCTGTACCAATCGCTCCTGTTCTCACCACTATACAAACATCACTACCACTACCGATAGATAACGATGGTGCTATAGCTGAAGGCGGTGGTTGGTCTTTATAACGTATGGTTGTATCTGCTCCAAAACTATCAGTAACATACAAAAGTAGCCACGCTGTGAATAATATTAAAAAAGCATGTCTAAATTGCATAAATTACCTCGCATCTTTTATTGCTTGTAGTTTAGTTTTCTCGCTACTGATATTTTCTGCGTCTATCTCTCTATCTAATCTATCTTTGTAACTACCTGCTGCAACTTTAGCATCGTAGTCAGCTTCATGTCTTGCTACTTTTTGTTCTAGCATAGTAGTTGCAATCTCTGTTCCAAACTTAGCTTCAGCGTGTTGTACCCAGCTTTCTGCATCTATAACTACATGTCGTAATACTTTAGTTTGTTTATCTGTTAACGTTATTGCCATAATTTTACCCTAATAAAAATCCTTGAAAGGTTGTATTTGCCGCTGCAATATCAACCACATCTGTAGCATCATATATTTGGAACACTACTGTTGCTGTATCTGCAGCGTCCATGTCTGCAACTGCTGTTACTGCAAAAGTGCCTTCTCCAGAACCAGATATATTTTCTGCTGGGTCAAACTCATGTAAATATGAACGATTACTTGTTACAATAGTCATACGCCCTGTGGTCATACCTGTTGTGTGGTCATGACATTTAACAATAGCATTTAAAAAATATGTTCCAGTTACAGGAGCAGTAAAAGTATTGCTAGCAAAATCACCATTTTTATCAAAAATTTCTGTACCAAATACTACTGTAGCAGCTGTGCCTCCACCCGTAGCATTGTCTTGGTCTGAAGATGGTGTAACGCTAAACGCTGGTTGTGTTGCATTTACCATAATGCCGTTTGAATCTTTTGTAACCACCGTTCCTGTTTCCGCTGGAACAGTTAAAGTATTAGTACCTGCAGCTGCTGGTACATCAACTGTTACTTGTCCTGAACTACTTCCTTTAATTACTAATGGCATTAGTCTGCCTCCGCTATCGTGTTACCGTCTGCTACCCATTCTAGTATTGCTTGGTAGTCTGTATTATCTGTTACTTTAGGTACATACGCTTTTGTATCGTCTTTAAGAGTAACTTCTAAATTAGCTTCATCACCACTCAAGGTTAGAATTTTTTTTACTGTTTTTATGTTAGTTATATCAATCATAATTCTGCTGATGCCCTCAATGAATTGCCATCAGTCATACCAACAGGACAAGCTTGTCCAGAAGTCAATCCTGATGAACCTTGTATGTCTAAAAATGCCGTTGTTTTTGTAGATGTTGCTGAAAATATACTCGTAAAAGCTGCTTGAGGTGCACCAGCACCATTCAAAGGTTTAAAACCACCTACAGCAGATACTGTTACAGTTGGAGCTGTTCTCATTTCATTAATTTGCCAAACTGCATAAGCTCTGCCTGAACCTTGAGCTAAACCAATAGACGAATATTTATCACCACCTGTGTCATTTAATTCTTGCCAATAATACCTTTGACATCTAAACAAACTATCACCAAACAACTCATGTTGAAAAGGTGGTATGCTGTCCGCATCAAACTCGCCTACTTCCATTTGTATACCAGTAATCAATATATTGTTATCTGTGCTACTGCTACAATTTACTTGACCAACAGCTTGATTAGCTGCTGTATAATTTTCCCATGCAGTTGCGGCACTTCCACTAGAATAATTTGACCCAGCAGCAAACCAAAATTGTAAATTCATGCCATGAGTATTATCTGTACCCATTTCATCACCTCCTGTATCAGCAGGAAAAGTAACTATGGCTTTTGTCCAAGTGTTGGCTGAACTAATTGTGTAAGTTTGCATACAATAACGATTGGTTGAACTATTTGCATCATAAAGTCCTACAACATGAGTGCCAGTTGTTGGTGATTTTACCCATGCAGCAACAGTAATTTTTTTAGCATCAGATGTTCCTTTATTAAATATACGCATGTCTTGTTTTTCAAAACGAATATTCAAAAATATAAAATCTCCAGCATCTAAACTTGAATTCGCAGTTGTACAATCCATTTTTAAAGAATTTGTAAAACCATATCCTGTGGGAACATCTGTATCTTGTGTGATAGTCCAAGTACCTGCACTACTCATTCTGACATACATTCTATCTAAGGTATAATCAGAGCCAGTATGTCCAGTATGTGATGTCCCTCTTTGAGCTACAGTCATACCACCATTGATGATAATAGGCTTAGAATTTTGTCTATCTAAAACTACGGTGTTATCTGCTACTGTGCCATGTAATGTTAGTGCCATAATCTACTCCTTTGGATACTTGTCTTTGATTGCTTTGATGTCTGCTTTCCAAGCGTCAATACCATCATTATAAATTTTATCTAGCTGTTCTTCTATAGCTGGATATTCAACTTTACGTTTTCTTGCATACTCAAGATTATCATAAGCAGTCGATAGCTCTGCTATCTTTGCTTGAATATCAGCTTTAGCTATAGGAGTAGTTGTCCACTCAATGTCATCAATATCTTCATTTTTTACAGTGCATACTGCATTAGCATCTATGGCTAGTATAGCTGATAATATATCTTTTCCTGGTTCTACGTTGACTGTCATTATTCAATCTCCACTAAAGCTACATGTGTTCTTGTTCTATTGGTATAACTAAGGTCAGTATCATTTTGTGTACGATTTACATAAATAGGTCCTGCAGAAGAACCGTCTCCAGTACCAAAATAAAATTTATAATCCACTTGTGAAGTTGTGCTAGGACTATCTACCACTGTTCCAGTTATAGTTGTTGCTGACCTATTGCCATCTCCATTAGTATCATAGTTACCAAATAATGCAGCTTGTTTATTACTTGAAGCTGTGCCAGATAAACCTGTTACATGTGAATATCCACCGCCACCAATTTGTCTATACAATCTTACCCTTAATCCTGCATGTTGTGTTTGTTTAACTTGAGGTATAGTAAAATGTATCATTATATCATTCGATGAAGATGTTGGTGTTATTGAATAGGCAATACTACCTGCGTGGTCTGATGTTGCATTTGTTACACTAATCGCATATAAAGTTGCATCTGAAGCATGTACCACTTGTTTTACTTTACCTACAAATCCATTCGCTGTACCACTATTAGTGATAGTTGCACCTGAATCAATAGTTAAAGTGGTGCCAGATTTAATATTTAAAGCGTTTGCAGAAAAAGATATATCAGTATTACCCCCTGATTGTATATCTATAGACCCACTTGTATCTGATTCTAATTTTAGTCCATCACTTGTATCTGCATTAATTTTACATGTCATAATATCACCCATCTTTGTCCACTAGGGACGGTTACTGTTACTCCACTTGCTATTGTTATTGGTCCTACACTCATAGCATTATAGTTTGTAGGAAAAGTATAATTAGCACTAACTGTTTCATTGTTTGCAATTATACCATTAGAGGATTCTAATTCTCTAGCCGATAAGGTTCCAGAAAGTGTAACATCTCCGCTTGCGTCTAATATAGGAGTTTTACTAGCAGGTAACGTACAGAATACAAATTTGGCTCCTGCAGAAAAGTTAACAGCACTATCACTGTTAGAACTTGATATAACTGTAGTACGAGCTAGAGTTGAACTGTCACTTGATAATGTACCTAATCCTACCTCAAACTCTGACCCTAGTTGAATACAATAATATGTAGTATTACTGTTTCCTATACCAGCAGCAAAAGTTTCAAATCCAGATACAGCACCAGCTAAAGTGACTGTCCCTGTCCCTGTGGTTGTAGTAGTCTCTTTGACTCTGTCGTTTACAACAAGTGCCATTCAACACCTCTTCTAAGCTATACGTATGATCGCATTAGAGGCATCAGCTGTAGGGAATACTATGGTAAAGTCTCCCGCTGTAGATGTTTTATCACCACCAAAATCTAACACCGCAACTGCCTTGTCACTTTGTGTGTCGTTATAAATTAACGCACCACGAGCTGTAATTGTAGCCGTTGAAAACGTCAAATCATTAAAATCTAAAATCGCTGTAGTTCCAGAAGATGTAGGAGCCACTGCAGTAAGTGCTGCACCTGCTGCTGTATATCCTGTCCCTGAAACTTCGTTAGAAGTTGTATATGCTGTGGTACCAGCACCTAAAGAAGCTGATGAAGTATATAATGCTAATTTAAAACTATCAGCAGATGTGTCACCACGAGCTACTGTTGTGCTAAACGCATGAATACCATTCAACAACTCAACTTTAAATGAAGTACACATCGCTTGTGAAATTGCCATTTTATATCTCCAAAAGTTTAGTTAATTCTGAATGCCCTGCCTTATGCAGTTTATCCGCTATGGTTGTATGATTAGACTTTATAGCCTGTTTCATATAATACACTAGAACTTGCCTAATGTTGTCTTTGTAGGCTAGTGCTTGTTCTTTCAATAAAGGGTTAGCATCTTGACCCACATAAATTATTTTAGCAAGAGCTAACTCTGCTACTTGTTCTGGTGTCATACCACCAAATGATGTGGTTTGTACATCATAGTCAACACCCTGTTTTATCTCTGCTCTATTATCCATTCTTTACTGATATCCTCTCTTGTCCGCTTCTGTAAGAATCACGTCTATTCTTACCATCACTTAAATTTTGTAATAACTGCATAACTTCATTATACCTTGCTGTGTACTGTGTGACCACATCTGGTTCTTCTTTCATAAACGCAGCTGCTTCCAATAATGCACCATAGAACAATGCAGTATCGAAATTGTCGCCCAACCAAGTATTACCAGCAGTAACAATACTTTGTGGATAATAGTAATAGTGTAACTCAGAACTGTAATTAGCATTAGGTGTTGGTCCTAAAATCATTGTTTCATCATCAAATATACCATAATATTCAGGTTTCCCAAAGAATCCCGAATCAGTATCAGGAAAAGCTTCCCTAATAAAATTAACATCTTTGTTTAAAAGATAAGTGTATTCGTTATCAGTATTTATAACAGCAATACTAAAAGTAGCTAACCAATCACTAGGTAGGGAAAAATATTTGTTACCTGATGTCATTGTGCCTGTTACATTCTTACGTAAGTCAGGTAACTGCACAGTATTAAATATACGTTGTTCAGCATTCTTAATAAACGTATTAACATCTGTGGTTGTATAATCATTCTCTGTGTATGATTTTATTGCTGCTACTAACTCGGTATATGTCATTATGCCATTGGTCCTCTAGCTTTAGTTCCTTTTGTAGCTGCTCCGTTACCACGAGTAACCACACCTTCAGTCTTTACATCCTTTTCAGGATAACCACCTGTATTAGGCACAGGTACATTTTCTGGTTGTTTATAGGTTGGTTTTACACCTTTTCTATCTTTGTTCATCATTTACTCCTAAGTTGTTGTAATAGTTACTGACCCTATTTGGCCATTACTTTCTAAATTATCTACTAATCCCTCTAAATTTAAAGGATTATTTAATCCTACTGGATCAAACCCATATTGATAATTCCTTTGTTCTTCTAGGTTTCTATCAGGTCTTGGGTCTTTTACTGCTTGTGGGTCATCTACAGGGTACATACCTTGCATGTTCTGTGGATGGTCTGGTTCCCAACACTCTTTACAAACTTTTATATTGGTTTCTGTGGTTCTTATAAATAAGTCTTTTAGTTCGTTTAACTTATAACGAAAGCCACATCTGTCGCACTCGGCAATAGTATATTTTGCTGAAGCGTACTTACTCATTTATTTCCTCTTTTTAACAGTTTTTTTCTTAGGTTTAGTATGACCATAACCTTTCTTTTTCAAGTCCAAATGTCTCTTAAAAGTCCCTGCTCTTACACCTTTACCTGACTTTTTATCATACATCATGTGTGGTTTAAAATTAGCCTCAGCTTTAGTTTTTTTCTTCATATCTTATCTCCTATATGTGTTGTCTACGTGGAACTATTCTAAGGTCAGCTTTTTCTCTATCTTCAGTAGAGGCTAATGCCCACTGTTCTTCATACTCTCCTTTTAAAAACTGAATCCTATCACCTGCTTGAGGTATTTTTAAACTTAAATAATAAGCAAGTCCTGCTATCAAACATGGTAAAAATCTAAACGGTATATCTTGTGTGTTCACACCATTACCCGCATCATCAATTCTTTTAAGTGCCCAATACACAAATGTATAACTATCATCCTCTGGAGTTGGCCATACATTTATATTCGGTTGTGCTGCTTGTCTATTTATCCATACTTGATTAGGTCTACCTGTAAGATTTTTACTAGGTATACTTGCATAAGTGCTTGCTGATATTCTGTTAATAGTAAGGTCTTGTTGATTTGTGCCTGTGCCTGTTCTAATTACTTGTTCAAGTAAATCAATAGTATCAGCTGGAAGATTATAAGTTATAGTACCTTCAGTTAAAGATACATTAGCCTCTTCAATAGTCCAAAGATTAACACCACGATTAGCCCACTCTGCAGTAAGTAGATTTAGACTTCTACGAGCTGTACGTAGGTCATATCCTGTACGCAACTCAGAACCACATCTTTCAAATGCTTCCTCTACAATATTATTTAAATCTAAATCAAACGTTGTTGTTCCTGATACTGCCATTATACTATCCTTCCTCTTGTTCTACCACGTTTAGCAATTCCATCACCACGATGGGCTTTTACTTTTTTAACCCTACCACCTGCTTTCTTTTTAATTTTCTTTTTAATTTTTGGTTTAACTTTTTCTTGTAAAAATTTCTCTACTTGAAAAGCATCTGGAATAAACTTAAAAAATTTAGGAAGTTTTGTTTCTGATTCTACTAATGAACCAGGACCAAATGCATCTCGTTGCATATCATACCCTCTCATTCTCCCAGTAGTTGGGTCTATTTCTTCAAATTTTTTTAAAGCTTTCTTTTTATTTTCTTTTTCTCTACTTTTTAATGATGCCATTATACTATCCTTCCTCTTGTTCTACCACGTTTAGCAATCCCATCACCACGATGGGCTTTGACTTTTTTAACCCTACCACCTGCTTTCTTTTTAGTAGTATTTTTACCTAATGATTTTAATGCTCTAATATTTTTTTGTTTCCTTAAATATTTATCTGTTTCTTTCTTAGTTTTTTTGTCTTGTACAGTACCTTGTAAAGTTGGAATAGGGTTTTCAAATGGGTATATAGATGTAGCTGTCATACCTGCTTTTTTAGCATCAATTTCTCTATCTAATCTTTTTAACCTTTCTTTTAAATTTGCTTCACCGATTGCTTTTGTTAATTGATTTTCATAGTTTGTATCATTATGTCGCTTAATCATTGCTTTTTTGTATAATTCTAAGTCAGCTATTTCATCAGCTTGTATATCGCTAATCATACCCTCTCGAGAAAAAATGACTGGTTTACCATCTTGCAACCTAAAACCTGAATAGTAATTTTTGCTTTCTACAGTTCCACCAACGGCTTTTTTAATTTTCTTTCTCATTATGTTTTCCTCTTCTTCCTTCTAACTGCCTGTACTCTACGTGGCTTACCAGCTGGTTGCCCAAGTCTTTTCTTTTGAGCAATACGCTTCCTTTTTTGAGCTGCCGTCATTTCTCCTGATGTCTTAGGAGTTTTACTTGACACTCGTTTACTAGGTCTGCAATAAGGTGTACCACGTTTCTCACCTTTTTGACGACCACAGGCTTTGCCTGTTCTTACATCTTTCCAGTCTTCCTTAAACCATCTTTTTAAAGCAAGACCTTTTTTAGTCTTACGGACAGCCATTATTTTTTCTTCCCACCTTTACCGTAGTTAGCAGCACCAACCTTACGGCATTTAGCTATGGCACCTGAAGCATACGCACTAGGAAAAACTCTATATCTAGCCTTAACTTTATGGTAGCACGCATCTTTGGTACTACCACCTTTTTTAAGTTTTAGAGCAGATAAAGTTTTTGCTTGGCCTGCATGAGATTTAGAAGCTTTTTTTAATGCTTTCACAACTTTACCGACTGTCTTTTTAGCTTGACCACCTTTTTTCATAGCAGGAGTGTATTTAGGTTTATCACCCATCTTTGGAAGCTTAGGTTTTTGTGGTGGTTTAGGTTTTCCTCTTTGAAGTAAATCTCTTACTTTAGGCTTTTTAGTTCGACCACCATCTCTTAAAGCTATGGGTTTCATTATCCTACTCATACCTCTAGATTTCATCATAATTAACGCCCCGCTTTTGTTTTACCACGCATAGCGATACCATCACGAGGACATTTACCAGTCTTACCTCCGTGTTTATATTTCATAGTCATACCGCCACCCATCATTTTCTTTTTAGCCATACCACCAGCTTTCTTACCTTGTTTCTTTTTGACTTTCGCAATAGCAGCACCTAGTTCTCCACCTTTCATAGCTGCTTTACCAGCTTTTTTAACATCACCACCTTTCTTCATAAAGCCCATTCTATTACGAACTTCTGTTGGTAGTTTAGCTAGACCTGGATTTTTCTTTTTATCTACAGGTTTCATTTTACCTGTACCACTACCTGGTTTTGATGGCTTCATTTTACCTGCTGGTGTTGGCATTTCCATTTTCTTTCTAGCCATACCACCATCTTTCATTTTTTCAATCATACCACCAGCTTTACGCTGACCAAGAGATTTTTTACCCTGTGCTGCAGCTTTTTTAAGGGCATCTTGTTTGCTTGATGCACTTACTTTTTTACCATCAACAGTGTATGTTTGTTTCCTAGTCATACCACCATCCATCATTTTCTTTTTGGTCATACCACCACCGTACATCTTTTTCTTACCATAATCCATTTCTAATCTCCTAAATTATTTACCTATCCACCAAGTTACAAGTGATCCTAAAATCACTCCAAATATACCAAAGAACCATATTGCAACGGCTTTGCCGCCTCTAATTTCTGCAAGAGTTTCTTTGATGTCATCAACAGACTTATCCATTTTATCGACTTTGACAATGATATGGTCTATATCCTTTTTCATATGATCTATCTCTGCCGAATGTACTGCTATAGTTTGTTGCACTTTATCTTCCATGTTAACACTTCCATCTCTTACGAGCTTGACGTAACCTTGAGTTAGGATTCTTAGCTGCTTTAGGAAACTTCTTCATCTGTCCTGCACTACGTGCACAAAATGATTTACGTCTCTTAGCAGCTTTAGAACCTTTTTTAACTTTTCCAGTTACTGCTGTTTGTAATTTACTACCAGGGTTGGCTCTACGATAGGCTGCTACACCTTTCTTTGTCATCCCCGCTCCAGCTTTAGTCTTTCTAAAATTACCAGACTTAACCGAAGTCTTTATTCCCATCCCTTTTTTTCTAGTAGCCATATTTAGCTATCCACAAAATAACACTGTGTTAGTTACATTAGTTATAGTAACTATAGCAAAATCTCTAATACTACTACCAGTCGAAGTTGTCAATATACCCATGCCAGGAAGAAACATATCTTGTGTTCCTGTTGCACTAGCTGGTGTTGCTATATTTAACAATTCTGTACCTGAAGTACTATTTAGATTTAATTTAATACTACCTCCACTACCACTAGCTAGATAATAAAACCCTTTCAGTCTAGTTCTAGGTAACGCTATGGACCCAGTGGTTCCTATACTTACGTTCCCTGCTGAAGCACCTGATGCTGTAATACTTGTAACTTTAGTAAAAAAATTAGTAGAATCAGCTGTCCCAGTGTCAGCACCTGTAACGACTTCTGTAGTTGAGTTTCCTGTTAGTGCGTCAGCCACAGTAATACCAACGATAGTAAAGGTATCTCCACTGTCGTCTCCTGCTGAAGTAAATCTAACTTTATAACCAACCCCGTTAGGGCCTGCGTCATTGGTGAGTAGGGTCAGAGCCCCAGCACCTGATATAGATGCTGCAGCTCTATAGTATGTAGCACTTGTGGAAGGGGTTACTGCCCATATTTCTCCATTACTGCTCATATTTTTCTCCTATTAACTAACTGCTGCACTAAAAGGTGTAGCTAAGTCTCCAGTACCACCTGTGATAACTGAAACACTCCATTTAGTTGAACTAATAGCTGTACATGTGATTGTAGCGTGTGTTACACCACCTGTTGTGCTTCCATTTAATGTAATAGTATCTGATGCAGCTGCTGTTACAAATCCTTCCATGTTATCATTTGTATCTGTGTCAACGATTGTTGCTGAACCAGTCATAACGTCATTTGCGTTTGCAACTTGAACTACCAAGTCTCCAGTTTTTGTTATTGAGTTTACTATTGTGAATGTAGCACCAATGTTATTTAGGTTGTCAATATCAGAACTTGGTCCTGAACTTGCTCCATCTGCTGTTGCATTTAGTGCTGGTAATGTGTAAGTTACTGCTCCAGCAGCATCATTGTGTACAATTTTGCCTGCGTGTGTAGCGACTGTTAAAGCTACGCTTGAGTCAGCATCTACGACATTAGCTGGTCCTGTGTTAATAAATCCATTTTTGGATATTACTGGACCCGAAAAAGTTGATGTAGCCATCTTATATCTCCATACAAAGTTAAAACTTATCTATCGTGTATGCGTCTGTTCGGGGGCAGTTAGATAAGTTCTATGTTTCCCGATAAGTAAATTATACCTACTTTGAGAATAATTAAAAGCAAAAAGAAAACCCAGCGAGAGATTAGCTGGGTTTTCAGAGTAAGTGTTCAGAACTATGAAAAACTGAACACTCTCAAGTGTGCCTATTAAGCACCTTGTGAGCCCCACATTCCTAATGGGTCGGAGAAACCGAATGAATATCTTTCACGGGCTTTGTATCTTACATTACCTGTGTCGAAGTCACCGTCCATAGATGTAGTTAATGGTGTTCTTACAAAGTATTTCATACCATTTGGTACATCTGTTGTTAAGAAGTAGCCATCAGTATCAGTTAAGTAATGATTGATAGCATATCCTTCAGGAATCGCACCGTTATTTTTCAATGCGTTGATATCGTTATCAGATGTACCGACTCTTTGGTCAGTATCTAATAGACGTGTAGCAACAAATTGTAACGCTGGTGGGATTATTAGTTTACGTGGTTTAGCAGCAATCAATAAACCTCTTTCATCAGTCCAAGCAGCTATTTGAATAACCGCATTTTCTAATGATGACTCGTTTAAGTCAGCAGCTGTTGATTGAGTATTGTTGTTTGTACCACCTGATACTAACGGATGGTCTGTAGCGAATAATGTTTTACCATCTCCACCTGTAGGACCACCTGAGAAACCATTGTTTAATACGTTAGCAGCTTTTACTTGTTTAGTATTAGCCATTGAACGTGCTAAAGCTTTTGTGTATCTCGCAGATAAAGTATCGTAAAGGTTATCCTCTACAGCCTCTTCTGTTAGTGAGAAACCTAAAGCTATGGTTTCGTGATTATATCTAGCTGTGAACGCTTCTTGAGCATTGTCGTAAGCGATAGCAGCACCCTCGTCTTTGACGGGAGCCTGACCAAAGCCAGATAGTTTTGTTTCTTCTTCGAAACTACGTTCTGATGTTTCAGACTCGTAGATTTCAGCGTGCTCTTCTCCATAACGACTGTATTCCATTCCGAATAAAGCATTAAGGCCTGGGAGCAACTCTTTTAATAACTGAGCTCTTGAAATTGCCATGATTTATTCTCCTTTAAATACCTGTTGCGTTAGTGTAAGAATGTTGAGCAATATTGAACTTCACTAACACGTCAGTAAACGCATCGCCTACTGAAGAATTTGGTGAGTCAACAAAATCAACAATTCTGAAAGCCTGTGTGGTAGTCGCTACTGTTGCATCCAATGCAGTTGTAGAGTTACCTGTCACAGTTGAACCAGTTGATGTAGATTGCACTGCAGCTAATGGAGCATTTGCACCAAGACCAGCTTGGGCAATAGATGCATCAGCTTGTATTTGAAATACTACATCAGGGTCATCGACAACATATCCAACAGCATCAGATGCTACTGTGTTTGCTGGAAAATACTGAGCGAAAACCTTTTGATTTGAGTTTGGGTCTGTATACGAACATCCAACGAATACTCCTATTGTTCCTGCAGGGAAAACTGAAGAGTTAGAACCAACTGTGGTTACTATCTCAAGTGTTCCTGCTGTAACGATAGATACAACGCTCCCGTTGAAGATGTTTGTGTCATACCCAGACGCTATTTTAATTTGACGAGTAGAACCAGCATAAGGCTGTCCACCAATCAAATTTACGGGTTTTAGACCGTAAGGTGCGGCTGTTGATGCCATAATAATATCTCCTTAAAAAATTATCTTTTGCCTTTAGACGTAGTAGATTTTTTATCAGAGAATAACGGCATTCTAGGGTCATTCTGTCTCATCAGGTTGTTATCTACAGCCTGTTCCTGAGCTTTGGCTTTTTCCCTGTAATATTCATTTCTCTGGTCTACCATTTCCTGTGGCATTTTACATAATAGCAGTCCACCAACCTCTATACCGTCCTTGAATCTTGAGTTAGGGTCTGCTGGTAAATTTACTTCTGGGTGGTCTGAATGTTTCACAGGCTCCCAGCCTTCACGCATACGTGAGGACACATTTAGATTATCAGCCTCATTAACTATAGAAGTCCTAACCCAACGATACGCCCAACCAGGTTCATGGTTGATTTCTGGTAAAGTTGAACGAGGTTCCCACACTTTATTTCGAACATCAGTTTCTTCACGTTTTACCGCTTCTCTACTTGTACGACTTTTAGCTTTATCCATTTGTATTCTCCGTTTTAATTAGTTCGCGTGCATATTGCTCTGGTGTTAGCTTGAATTTCTTTGCTAAAGCTAACTGTGTTTTTGTCAATCTAACCTTTTTTGGGCCAGTTGACCTTGTTGCTGGAGCAACTACAGTTGAAGGTTTGCGTTGGGCAGGTTTTGCCTCTTCCAACGAATCATCTCCCCCAAAATTTTCAGGGAATCGTTTTTGCATAGTACTATCAATACTACGATAATATTGGTCAGAAGATGGGTCTACCCCACTTTTGACTAATTTTTCATGCAGTCCTAATGCCAATGAAGTCATTTCTTCATCCTGCCCAAACCATTTGTTTTTCTCTTGCCATGCAAGAGCTTTTGCATCTGGCTGTGGAGCTGTTGGTCTAACTGTATCTTGCCCTGAAGATACCGCATTTTCTCCAGTTTGTAAAGTCTCTTTAGTATATAAAGGTTTTCTTTCTTGTGTTTGACCTAACTTAAATTGAGCGTCATTCATTTTAGTTTGAGCCTGCATTAACTTTTCACTATCACCCATATCATAAGCATCTTTATATTCTCTTTGAGCAATAGTCAAATCACTTTGATATCTTGCTTCAAGAGTTTTAAGATAATCTTCTTCACCTGTTGAAAGTGTCTCTTTAAGCTTTTTGTTTTCTTGCATTTGAAGTGCAGCTATTCTTTCAGCTTCTTTTTCACGTCTTTGAGAAGCTTCTTTTTCACGTCTTTCATCGTGATAAGCTTTTTTAAGTTGAGCCATACGTTGTTTTACTCTATCTGAATATTCATCTAAATTATCAGCTTCAAGCTCTTCTTTAATATCCTCAGGTAAAGGGTCTCTATTTCTGTCAGCTTTTGGAGTGTCATCTTCAATCTCAATTTCAAAATCTAACTCTCCTTGCACAGGTTCGGCTTCTTTTTTAGCCACTTCTACCTCACCTGTCCTCTCCTCAGAAGCAACTTTTTCAGCTTTGCTAGCCTTTACCTCAACTTCCTCTCCCTCCATTTCTAATTCATTAGGGATTTCATTGATTATCTTTGCCATGTTTGCTCTCCATGTTATGCACGTTCGTAGCCACGTGGGTCATCCACTACAGCTTCTACTGTGTCGTCATTAATAATGCGAAACTCTTGTCCATGTATCTTGATTCGAGTTCCAGAATATGCCCTTGTTATAACAAAGTCTCCTTCTTTACACCAAGGACCTGTAGGGAATCGCTGTTCATCTTTATAAGCCATATCTCCTAACTTCATTACAAATAAAACCACAGTTGAATGTTCTTCAATAGTCTTGGTTTTATCAGATTTAATTAACCCACTGTCATATGCTTCATCTACCTGCGGGACCATGCATAATATGCGATAGCCTTGAACATCAGGTAACTGAGTGGGTTTAGTTTCATCTACCTCTGGCTTAGGAACACCTATAGGTGCACCAGATGTAGATACTATTTTTTGATTAGGGGTTTGTATATTACTCATCGTCTTCCTCCATGTTTCTCATCATAGAAGCAATAAGACCTTGAGCTATTTGAAAGCCTCTGATAATACCACATGCGTGCATGTATTGTGCATACTCTTCAGCTCTACCTTGTGCCATATCATCTTTTATGCGTTGCTCTTCCTCGCCTAATTGACTAGCGAGAACTTTTAACGTTTCATCCATCATTCTCTCCTGTTTTTAAGTTTGCGTATTATTACGTTCCTTCTCTTGCTTTACGGCTTCAGCACCTAACTTAGTGCCTTCCATAAATTCTTTTGCATCCAACTCTTTTTGTTGGTTGACTGCGTCAGCACCAATCTTGGCACCAGCGATTCTTTCTTGTGACTCAATCTTCATCTTCTCTAACTGTAATCTTGCTTGGTCAAGAGCTGAATCATCAGTCATCTTCTTAGCTTTTGCTTGAGCTTCCATTTGTTTAATTTGTAACTCTTGTTGTTGCATCTGTATTAATGGGTCTTGTTGTTGTTGAGCAATTTGCTCTTGTTTAGCTTCAGTAGTATTTTTCTGTAGCAGCTGGTCAGCTGATTTAGCAACAAGTCTAGATAGTTCTACTTCTACATCCTCAGGTAGTTGTTCACCTATTGGAGGTAAAGGAACTCCAAGTTCTTCTTCAATTTTATTTCTATACGCAAAGGCAATATGTTCCGCAATATGTGCTTCCATGGCTGCAAATATCTTGTTAGCGTTTGGACTTTGTCCTATAAGTTCTCTAACTTTGGGGTCATTGATAAATGCTAAGTGAGTTTTAATATGTGCCTCATGGTCTTGATAAGCAAATGCTTTTACAGGCTTTCCATTTATAATATTCATATTTTCTGTAACAGGGTCCATAGGTTTTATATCATCTTTATTAGGCACTAACTTATTTACATTTTTAACACCTAAAACATCTAACATTTGACGATTAAGTTCTACTAAATCATAAATATCTGGATTCTGTTGAGCTAGTTGCATTACCGCTTGATATTGCACTACCTTTTGTGACATGGTTGCAGCATTAGGATCACTTACAGGTATTACTTCTACCTTGTCATAATCACTTTGTTTTGCCATCTTAGAACCAACATCAGGGGTATAATTATAATCTGGTGGTGTAAAATCTCTAATAATGCCTTTGAGTAATCTAAACTCTTGTCGCATAGCATAGTGAATACGGCTCTGTACTGCAGACATCACCTTAAGTGTTCTTTCTAATATCGCAAGGGTTGTACCTACAGGTGAGTTAGCTGACATATCAGATACTTTTAAATCAGCAGCACTTGCAAATCTTCTACCCTCATCAATAATTTGGTTCATAAGTGAATTTAATACTTGACTTGGTTCTTTATAAGGGAGTGGTAATATATTATCTCTAATGCTACCTGATGGCACATCCACATCTCTAAACTCTGCAGGAGAAATAGGAGTATCATCACCTTTGATTCTAAGTCCTCTAGACTTAAACCCGCCTGGTAAATTAGATAGTGTACCTGCATCAACTAATTGTCTTAATATCATAGTACCTGATTTAGCAAACGCACCTATTAGGTGTATTAAACCAAAGTGGTAAAAACCAAAACCAGGGACATAACCATAGTGCACAAAGTGTTGGCGTTTCTGCTTAGTCTTATCGTCTTGACTATAATTACGTCTAATAGATAAAACTGTGTTTGTGCTTTTCTCTATAGTTACCACATATGGTAAAGCTATTCCTGTAACTTTTCCATCCTTATCTTTATCTTCATAACCCTCTAAATCTAGGTCAACATGCATTTCTAATATCTTAAAACGACTGTCAGTAGTTGCACTAAAGCCCATCTTTTCAGCTATCTTTTTTTCTACATCATCTAGGTCGTAAGTAGGCTCACCTAAATCTATATCTCTATAAAATCCTCCAACCTGTAGCTTACGTAGTTCATTTCCTGTCTTACGCATAACATGAGTTACACGTTCTGCTGTTTCTAAATCCGAAGCACCATACGGTACAACAATGTCTTCAGCTGGAACATACATAGATACTTGGCGTTCTAAACTAGGGTCATAATAAACTTTTTTAAATGCGTTACCTGCAAGACCTAATCCCCATAACATTCTCTCATGCTCAGGTCTATATTCTGTCATCTTCTCTGTTAACTGATAGTTCATGTTCTCTTGAACACGAGCCGCTGCATCTTTACACTCTTCAGTTTCTTTTCCAATAATTTGTGTTTTTACTGGACCCGCTGCTGGAAATGTTTCGGTCATAGTTTCAGCTTGGAACTTAACAAGTGTTTCTGTCATTAGTGGGTGATAAACATTACATGCTCCTTCCCACGGCTCACTTCTGTCTTCTAGTTTTAAACCTAAAAGGTCTAACCCCTCTACATAAGTATCAAGCCAATCTTTTCTTGAATTTACATCACCTGAGTAATCATCAATTAAATCACTTGCTAATTTTTCTAAGTCATCATCATCAATTTCTTCAGCAAGATTTTGATTAAACTCATCATCATCCATACGGTCTGGATCAATATTAATCTCCATACCGTCAACACTGATGTTAACTTCTTCTGGGTCTACAATTTCTATCTCTAAATCAGGCTCGTCTTGAGCTCTTTCTTCCATACCTTTTGGAGCTTCATATAAACCCTTATCAACATCTGCCATAATTTTTTCCTATAATATACAAATAATTAATAATACTAATAACACAATATTAATTGTGCGGCAGTGTTGTTGTTGCTTTGCCATCAACCATTCTGCTTTTTCTTTTATAAATTGATATAACATAATTATCTCCGTTGTTAAATAACATACAGACGTTTCTGATTGTACCTTCTTAAACTTCGAATGTCATCTTCTTCGTCACTAGGCAACCTAATAAATCCGCCCTGCCTGAATCTCATCAAGGCAAGCGTTGTCGCATCTACTAGGTCATCATTCGCACCTGATGGAAAATCATTACATTCTTCAATTACTTCATGTGCCCATCTTCTGTCTGGTGCCCATACTATACCTGAACTAAATAAGTCAGATACAGCGTTCACTCTACTAATTTTATCCTGTCCTTTGCTTGGTGTAAACTCTCCTACAGGAATCCCCATACGTCTAAACTCTTGATAAAGTGCAGCACCATTAGACTTCTTCTCTACCACAAACGCATCTGGCTCCCATGATTTATATTCATCTAAACACAACTCTTTGAGCTCTGGAAACTCTAGTCTTTGTTTGATTGCATCCAGTAACACAATGTTGTAATTGTTAGTCTCTTCATTCATAAAGACCCCCCATGTCGTTAGAGCATTATAGTCAGCACGATTGTTTTTTTCTTGAGCAGCATCAAGCGTCATTATAATAAATTCACAGCTAGGTGGGTTCTCTTTTTCCCACATATTCCACCACTCTCTTTTTATTAGAGCTCCTTCTTCAGACACTGGATTTTGCATATACTGTGCGTTCCAATATCTTATATCTAAAGCTGCACGTCTAGCTGTAAGTTCTTCTAATGGCCAGAACTCAGGCCACAAAGCTACTTCTTCTCCTTCTTTCTCTAGTATCGCTGGAAACTCTACTACTTCCCAATCATCAACCTCATCATTCTTTATCATTTGGTTAACAATCTGCCCTGTTAGGTCAAGTTTCGACCAACGAGTCATCACCACAATGATAGCACCTCCTGGCATTAGACGTTGTAGGGGTCCTGATTGAAACCATTCCCATGCTGGTAGAAAAACATCAGGTTTTCCTAACTTAGCGTCTTGCTCCGAGTGAGGATCGTCAATAATGAATAGGTCGGCACCACGACCAGCCAAAGCACCCCCCACACCAATAGCAAAATACTCGCCATTAAAGTTCGTACCCCAACGGGATGCTGACTTAGAGTCCGCCTGTAACGAGACATTCGGAAAAATATCCTTGTACGAGTCCGAACCAACCAGATTTCGAACCCTACGACCAAAGTTGACAGCCAAATCTGCAGTGTGCGAAGCCATGATGACCTTCTTAGCTGGGTGTTTCCCCAAGAACCACGCAGGAGCGAGGTAAGATATAAGCTCACTCTTCCCATGACGTGGTGCAATATTAACAATGACTCTTTTGCGTTTCCCTTCAGCAATTTCTTCAAATAATTTAGCAAGTTTTGCATGATGTGCTCCTACTTTGTAGTCTGGATAGACATGTTTAATAAATTCTAAGAAAGTTTTACCCCCAGCTTCCTTAACAAGCTCTGCTTTGTAGTCTAATAACAGTTTTAAGTTGCGTTGTCGCTCCGATTCAGTCATTTGAGGGAGTGCTTGTTCTAATAACTCTAAATCTTTGGGGCTAATCATCCTCAAACTCCACATCTTGGACTTCAACTACCTCTTTAGTGTGGATAACTTTGCCTTTTAGCTCATTAATCGTAGCTAAAAGTTCTTTTTCTAACTCTTCACCAGACTTATTGATATGTGTTACCTCAGTTTTCTTCTTGAATGCGTCAACTCCATCTACCTCACCTATAGCTTTCCACGCAGCTATGCGTTCTCTTGATGATTTTGCAAGAGTTGCTTCTTGCAGCAGTCCATTTAAGACTGATAATTTTATATCTGCAAGGTCTTTAGCTACCATATGGCTAGTTTGTGCTACCATTCCAGCAAGATACGCTATAGTTTCATTCGGATAAGTGCCAAAATCTGGTTTGAGCTCTGGTTTTTCCATCATTTGTTTAGCAACTTCCTCTGCTTCTTCCATATTTTCTTGAGATGGTTTTATAGTTTCACCTGCTAAGTCAGATATAAGCTTTACAGTGTTAGACCTCATGGTAAGTTCTTCCTCGGGAGACATGTCGGGTAAAGCCTCACGAGCATTTTTAGGTAATGCTATGTCCTCTTCGATATGAGGCACAATAACTGGATGGTCAGAATGTTCTTGCATGTGTCGCTGTTTACACCTATGTACATTAATTGCAGCTTACTTTACTTAATCTGAGTATAATATATAATGTAGGGGTTGACAACAAAATACTATGAGGATTTATTATGAGAATGGAATTAAATAAAGAGGGAATTTTGCATCTAGATTTATTTGATGTAGAAACTCAGGAAGACCAAGACCAATTTATATATTATTACTTAGGTCTATCTCGTCCTGCTAAAAAGAAGTTTGAAAATGCTTATTATAGTTTATATCACAGAGGCTTATTATCTGACTCAGAAGCACAAATTATCCACACAGATTTAAATGGTATAACTCATATTGAAGTTCACCCTAACGACATACTAAAAAACTTGAGAATGATAAAACAAACATTAGCAGGAGAAGTTGTCGTAGAAAATGAAAACGAATAAAAAACCAAATTATCCATTATATATTATAGTTTGGAAAGACCATACGGCTGATAGTTCATGGAAAAGTATAGAAGAGATAACAAAAGAAAAATATATCCTGGCTTACAGTATAGGATATTTACTGCATCAAGATAGAGAATGCGTAAAACTATGTAATACTTACACCTCAGATGATGGCTGGGGTGGGCTAGACTTAATACTTAAATCATGTATAGTGGATATGTACGAGGTAGAGATATTAGAATAGATTTCACATAGTAGCGATTTATACTCCCCTCGAGTTGTTTAATTTATTTATTGTCGTTACTTTCTTTTCCCCCACATTTGCTGGGGGTTTTTTTGTCCAGTGGTTTTTCAAAATTTTGCAGAAAATTTTTTTGCACTTGCCTTTTTATTTCATAGGGGGCTACTTTACATATAACGAGGGTAGGTCTTTGGCTTTACATATTTTGCCAATTATTTGAGTAAATTACTATGTATATAGGATAGTGTGTGCGTGTGTAATTTTTGGGGTATCGGGGCGGGGTGGGCTAAAAATAACCAGTTTTTTAGGGTATCGTCGTCAATCTACGACGTGAATTTCTTAATAAAATCAATAACTTACAACTAAATGTATTTAAAACTTTACATATATATCTATATTTGTTATATTATAAGCATGGTTAGCAACATTATATAACCATAAACCGCACATGCTTATATAGATGTGCTTATACTAACCTCGTCGTCCTCGTCGTGAGGTCACGACGACAACTATAGGAAAGACTATGACTACAGTAAAAAAAGCTATATCCGATATATTATCGGCGGAAAATAAACAGCATGAAATCAATATGAGTGTTACAAGTGCTGTTCGTGTGCTAAATACTTTAATGCCAAAATGGTACGAGAAGACTTTGCACCAACACTCTAAACCCATAGCTAAAGGCGGTAACAAGGAAAGCATATCATTTTATAATGATGTAACTAAATTGTTAGCCGTTGAGTGGGCTAATAAAGACGAACATATGCCTAAATTCGGTAAACAGAAAATCGGTGATACTGAAATCGATTTGACGGTTACTAAGGTATTATGGGATGAGAAAAAATGGAAAACTCAACCGCATGGTGAGGAAATATACTCGGCTATAATGTCCGACGAGGTGGGTTTTTCGGGTGTTCGTCGTGAGTTATTCAAGTTTATAGGCGGACGTTTTAAGACTTGGGTAAAACTTGCCGTAGAACCTAAAGCACCGTCGTCAACTGACGACGAGGGTAAAACCTTTGAACAGCAAACAGAAATTAATATTATGCGAGAACATAAGAGAATGTCGAATGCTATGAAAAAAGGTGCTTGTGATAAGGGCTATGCAATCGAAATGCTAGATATGTATAATAAAGCAATTGAGATTAATAAAAAATATATGAAATAGTTAGGACTTGACAAGGACGTTTTTAGGGTGGTTAGAGAAATCTAACCGCCCTTTTTTTGGCTCAAATTTTGTCGCCAGTTCCGAATGTACTAAGATAGTGAGTACATAGAGAGTAAACTATATGTAAACTTAAGTTTATGTCAAGTTGTTTTTAAATTTAATAGCCAGTTTTTTTTGTGTAACCAGTTTTCAAATCGGCTATTTACTTTGATAGTCAGTTCAGTTCCTATTTTTTTTATTTTAAGTTCTCTTCAGTTCCTATTTTAGTTCCTACTTAAGTATTTGATATGTAAAACCAGTTCCATAGTTCCCTCTTTTTTTAGATAGTGAGCAACTTTTCGTTTTTCTGTGGTCTTTCGTCTTGTTTTTGCGGTGTAATTATTCGTTGCAGAAAGGTATCGTCCTATCAAAAAACTAGGAACTTAAGAACTGAAGAAATAATAAGTAAAAAACATAATATATAATATAATAATAACCTAAGTATCTCTTATAATTACAATCACTTAGGTTTACTTTACATAAAACAATAAGTCCAGTTCCAGTATTATATGTAAAGCTACACCCAGTTAGAACCGAGAACCGTCGCCGACTGACGACGAACTACAATAAAAACAACAAGTTACCATTTTGGAATAACCAGTTTTTTGAACTCAAAAAGTACACTATTTGTCCGAAGCTCAGCTACTTATGTTTTTCTATATGTAAAGTTTATACCATAATATGTACAGTAAGATGATTTAGCATCTCGGGACTCTAATCACAATGTATTTATCGCTGTGCGTCATACACTACCATAAAATACTCTGTGCCTGTACAGGGAGCTGGAAGTTAACTTTTAGATGATAGTAAGATTTAGATAGTGATATAAAAGTCAAAGCTGTCCCGCTAGGCAGAGAGTTAAGTTTCAAATGATAATGAAGTTTATATCCTAATAAAAAACTTAAAGTGCAGGTCGTCAGATATCCTTTATCTTTCGTGCGATAGTGAGATTTAGATAGTGAAAATAACGTAGACTGCGTGTAATTTTTGGTCATATGTTTCTAGTTGATGTGGTGGTAGTGTTAGTAATGGTAGTTTTATCTCAATTCATTTAGTTGTAAATAAATGGATTACAAACTTTACCTATTACTTTACATATAGTATAATAGTCATAGTGGTAGAAACATATCTAAATTTTGTATCTAGCACTAATGTACTCTCGTCGTCATCTCACGACGAGCAACTAATAAAACTATGGAGCAAAACTATGAAAGTAGCAAACAAAAACGCAAGTCAATATGTTGACGAACTAAAAGTCTTTGAGGGTAGCAATACCTTTGCAGAAAATAAAGTGTCATTTGATGACGACGGGTTATATGTCGTATACAGCTATGGCTACCACTTCCCAATGTATATCTATGATAGACAAGCTGGAATGTGGATAGGGAATAAAGGTAGATACTCAATGTCAACATCAAAACATCAATCACAATGCAGACCTAGTGAGCCAGTTGAGTGTTGGTTATATACTGATGATATGAAAGAGTATATAAGATGTGGCTCTTTGATGAGGTATATGGAACGCAAAGCAAAACGAGAAGTCGCATTCTTAACTAACAGTTCGTCGTGAGCTTACGACGACAGGAGAAAAAACTATGGAAAACTGGACTATACAAGAACTAAGAAAATGGCTCAAAACTTTTGACAATACTAATTCTACAATGAATTATTTTTTAGGTGGTGCTAGTCAAGAAACAATAGATAAAGCTAGAGCCATTCTAAAAGAAAAGCAAGGGAGTAAAAACTATGACTAAATCAATGAAGGCAATCTGTTCGAGCTGTGGTGCATATTACAGCAAGAAACGATTAGAGGCAGGTTTCAACACTTGCCTTGACTGTGGCGAACATCAAGCCAGAAAAGTAAAGCACACAATCGTACCAATGCACAAATCAAACTATGTCGTGGTCAGCGACAAAGCAGACTTGAAAGGCATTAACAACAAAGGGGGATTTCACAGATGACAAACTTTACAGACTTTGCATATTTATGGTGGGAAATGAATAGACCTAATGTAACTAAAGAAGAGTACGAGATAGCACTCAAGAAGTACATAGATAGAAGTCTTACACGGGAGCAACAAATCAAAGTATTGCACGATTACATGCAGGGGGATAAAGATGATAAGAACACATGATGATATAAATTATGCTGTGATGTGTATGCAACAGCAAGACACAATAGCAAAGGAAGTGTTTATGAGAGCCATACTTAGAGATAAAAAGACTATGAAAGTGGCACGATTGAACAAGAAGTTCATACAGTTTTGTATTGATAATAACTGTATGTATCGTAAGAAGTATGTAAATAAACTATATAGAGAGGTAATAAAAAATGAGTAATATGAGTAATGACGAAGTACGAGAAGATATATTCACACAGCTAGGCGAACTTTCAGTCAATGAGTTTTGTACCATGTGCGAGAAGTATGGGGTAGATATTACGACTGACATTGATGGTGCTATGCTTGAACTTGTAGACAAGAAAGCTGAAGAACGAGAGGGGGTGTCAAATGAATAAGCTGATACTATATTTTAAATTAACGATTGTAGCACTCATACCATTGTTAGTAGTGGTATCTTGTGCTGTAACAGTATACATGCGTAGCATAGGGGGTTAGTATGGGTTATCGTAGTGAAGTTGTTATGGTCATACAAATGGACGACCATGAAGATGAGGAAAGTGTTAAGAATTGGCACTTGTTTATCGCTGAACTCAAAGCTAATCCTAAATGTGATATTGCTATGAGAGAACTTACAAAAAAAGATACTCAACTGGATTATGGGGGTATTGATATGAAAAACTGCTCTTTGTATGTTAGTTTTAATGATGTCAAGTGGTATGACTCCGATAAATGGGTAGCTAGTTTTAATTATCTTTTTGGTATGTCAACACATTATTGTAATGACACTAAGTTTGGAATGTCGGCTTGTTTTCTGCGAGTAGGCGAAGATGATGATGATATAAACTCAGAATACTATGGCGAGTTGGGTTATGAGTTGGCTTATCTAACAAAACCTAGAATTGATGTTATAGATGTCGCATTTGACGAAAAAAATAAATTAATTGAATAACCTCGTCGTGAACTCACGACGACAACAACCACAGGAGTAAAACTATGATAATGATGTTTGTAATAGGGTTTGCGTTAGGATTGATAGTAACAGCTATTGGGTTACTAATGATACTGCAACACCAAGATATGAAAGACTTAGAAAATAGAACAGGCAGATATGCCTCAAATAGTGGGAAACCACAGGAGTAAAAACTATGCAACAAAGAGTAACCATAAAAGAGTTAGAAACTCTTATCCCTACGATAGGAGAAACTCTAACACCAATCATACAGAGTGAAGCTGGGTGTGGTAAGACTAGTCTACTCAAAGCGATTGAGAAAAAACTAGGGGACAAATACGATTACATCTATGTAGATTGTCCAGTCAAGGATATGTCAGATATTGCTATGACTATCCCCAACCATGAAACTAAAACACTAGAGAACTATGTTGGCTCATTGTTTAAACTTGATAACGATAAACCTAAAGTTATCTTGCTAGATGAGTTTATGAAATCACCAAAGCTACTACAAGTTATCTTTACTAGACTTATGCTTGAGAGAACTGTAGGTGATACACCTCTACCAGAGGGAAGTATTGTATTTGGTACATCTAACAATCAAGCTGATGGCTTGGGCGACACTATGTTAGCACATGCTGGTAACAGAGTGTGTATATTAGAAATGGAAAAACCAAATGTAGAGGATTGGCTAGTATGGGCGACTGAAAATGGAGTAAATCCTTTGATACGAGCATTCGTACATACCTTTCCTAGAGTTCTTGCGAGTTACAGGGATAGCGGACAGGAAGATAATCCATACATCTTTAATCCTAAGAAACCAATGCTATCCTTTGTCAGTCCTCGTTCACTAGAAAAAGCTAGTGTGATTGTGGATAACAGGGATAAGCTAGGCGAAAACGCAACTATGGTGGCATTGAGTGGGACGATTGGTGCAAGTGCAAGTGCGGATATGTCAGCATTCTTGCGACTTGAGAAAGAGTTACCGACCTTTACCGAGATACTCGAGAAACCAGAAACAACCAATATGCCAGATAGTATTTCAGCTCAACTGATGTTGATGTTCCAAGCTGTTGATAAAATTAAACAGCAAAGCGACTTAACAGCATTTATGAAGTACATCAATAGGATTAATAGTAGTGAGATACAAGCTATTTTCTTTACTATGATGATGAGAAATACTAAGTCAGTCAAGATTGCTAGGGGTAATAAAGAGATAGCAGATTGGGCAGTAGAGAACTTTAACATTATGTAATTTAAACTATGGGAGAAATACTATGGACTTTAAAACTAGATGTATAATTACAGACTTCAAAGAGGGCGAGGACTTCTCTGTACCTATGTCGCATATTCACAAGTGGCTAATGGATAACATAGAAGATATTGTTCAAGGAAGATATAGGTTTGACGGAACATACGAAGTAAATGAACAACAGGAGTTAAAACTATGACAACACACAAGCTATCCCCAGAGGATAGAATTAAGAAAGCTCATATTGCTTTGATGAAACACCCAGAAACTGCTCTATATAGTGGAGTGATGATGTTGGGTAAGTCAGAGGTGGTTGATGATTGTCCAACTGCTAAGACTGATGGCTTTAATAAATACTATGGTAGAAAGTTTATTGAGGGACTATCAGACTTGGAGTTACGAGCATTGATATTGCATGAGAATTTACATGTGGCACTTAATCATGTCGGTAGATTTAAGAAAGAGTATTACAAAAATCCACACCATATGAATGTGTGTGCTGATTATGTAGTCAATGATGTTATCAATCACTTGGAAGATAAGGACTTATGTCAATTACCAAAGGGTTGTTTATATGAAGAGAAGTATCATAATTGGTCAGTCAACGAGATACTTAAAGATATGGAAGAACAATCGTCGTCAAGCGACGACGAAGGTCAATCAAATTTACAACCTCTTGATGAGCATGACTTTGAGGGTAGTGGTCAAGAGATGACACCTCAAGAGCAAAAAGAGATGGCACAGAAGATTGAGAACGCACTCAAAGAGGGTAGCATACTTGCTGGGAAAGTTGGTGGCAAGATACCTAGAGCCATTGACGAACTCTTTGAGCCAAAACTTGATTGGCGAGAAATGATGAGAGAGTTTGTATCATCAACCTGTAAGGGTAATGATGAGTTCACTTGGCGAAAGTTTAACAAGCGAATGTTACCTAATGACTTATATCTACCCTCTATGGAAAACGAGAGTGTAGGTGAGCTAGTGATTGCATGTGATACATCTGGAAGTATTGGTCAAGAAGAACTGACAATCTTTGCTACCGAGTTGCAGAGTATCGTGAACACAGTTACACCAGACTTGATACGCATATTGTGGTGGGACTATGAGGTATGTAGTGAACAGATGTTCAGACCAGACCAATATCAAGAGCTACATAAGTTACTCAAGGTGGCAGGTGGTGGTGGCACTAGACTATCCTGTGTGAGTGAATACATCACAAAGGAACGAATAAAAGCTGAGGCAATCATTGTGTTTACTGATGGTTGGGTTGAGCATGATATTCAATGGAGTATGTCTACACCTACATTGTATGTTGTAACAGACAGGAAAGACTTTAAGGGAACGACTGGAAGTGTTGTCGTTCAGTATGATTAAATAATTTAAACTATGGGAGAAAAACTATGGCAGAAGAAAGTGTAGGTGCAGTTTGCACTATTAAATGGAAAGATACTCAAGAAGTACTAGAGGGGTATTACATTAAGTTTGGTAAGGATAAATATTGTAGAGAGAATGATTTATACCACGACCCAATCAATGATGATGATGTGTTTTTCTATGTAAAAGATGAAGAGGAACTCAAAGCATTAAACGAAGAATTTGAAGTAATTGATTATAAACTACAACAGGAGTAAAAACTATGTTATTAGAAAAAAGTGGTGTAACCACCGATAGCTATAAGCTACAACAACCAGAACACATTGTGTCGTTGGCAACATCAAGTATGTTGGTGTCAGTTGATGTGAATGTCTGGACTGCAACCAAGCAAGACAGAGGTATTTCAGATGAAGTAACCACTATGAAAAAAGCAGAGTTGGGTACAGGTAAGTTTACTAAGTATCTCTTTGCTAAAAATCCTAAACACCATAGGATTGTGAAGTTACGACAGTTGATACTTAAATGGCTTAGACATTCTACATACAGGTGGAACAATTCACAGCACTTGTTACCAACAGTTGACCTTGAGAAATTTAAGACAGAGTATGATAAGTATGAAAGTGAGTTTAATACAGCAGTAGAGGACTTCCTTGAGAACTATCAAACTCTTGTAAGTGATGAGGCATTTAAACAAGGTGATATGTTTGACAAAAGCGACTATCCAAGTGTTGAAGAACTACGACACAAGTTTAACATGCGATTGTTTGTAGCAGAAGTACCGAGCCAAGATTTCAGATGTCAAGTGTCGCAAGATACAGCAAATGACTTGAAAGCAGAGTACCAGCAACAAGCAGATGATATTGTGAGAACAGTAATCAATGACCAATGTAATCGTATCGTTGATGTGATGAGGAGTATTTCACACTGCTGTGGAATGATAGAGGGTGTTGACAAAGAGGGACAACCTACTTTTAAGAAACGAGCTATCTATGATACTACATTTCAACGAGCTAAAGCATTGGTAAATACTATTAAGAACTTTAAACCAATAGACAATGAGCAAAGTGATATGTTGCAAGAGGCAGTTGATGACTTGGAAAAAGTGATTGGCGGAGTATCTACTGACTTACTAAGAGATAGTGATAGCACTAGAGCAGAAGTTAAGCAAGGTATTGATGACATACTATCTAAGTTTAATTGATAGTCGTCGTGAGCTTACGACGAAATTGGGGGGTACTATGATAAGCGAAAGTTTTTTTAAGTACCTTAAATCGCAAACTACGAGGTAAAAATTATGAATGAAGAGAAGAAAAAGTACGAAGTATACATTACACAACATTATAAGCCGATTTCTGTAATGGCTAATAGTAGTGAAGAGGCAGAGAGTTTAGTGCAAAATCATTACACTTGGGGAGAGCCAAGTAGTGTTGAAGTGTTAGCAGTTGGTATTTATGAAAGTAAACCAACAGAGATTAATCCTAAAAACAAAAACTGGAGTAAAAAACTATGAATAAATATATAAGCGACAATATGCACACAGCAGAGCTGGAACAAAGTTTGAATGAGAGTAAAGTTTTTCCTATGGTAAAAGACTTATGTCATAGGTATGACATGCGTGTAAGTCAAAGACTATTTCTAGCGAGGCATAAGTATGACACTCAATGGCATATAAATTATTTAGAGGCAGAGGATTTTGATAAATTTAATGATATTAATTATAACCCTATGTTAGATGAGGAGATTAAGAAACAAGCAAGTGAAGGTAGAACTATGTGGTATGATGAGGCATTCGTGATGACTTATGATGGTATTCCTCAAGCTGTTGTATACTATGATAATGAAGATAATTATTGTTTCCAAGCAAACTATTATATCAAAGATAGAGGTCGTGATAGTTGGGATAGAAAAACTATTAAGTCTATAAAAGTATCACAAGTATTAAAATCATTAAGAAAAAAAGAATGGTCGCCTCTTGCTGATACATCAGCTCCTACACCAACTTGGAAACCTATTCTTATACAAACTCAAGATGTTGTTTCAAGCTATTTTGATGGAAACAAAACTATATCAAGTCTTATATCAGATTATGATAGAAAGTTAAGTGAGTTAACTTACGACAACAGAGAAATGCTAGGAGAATTGATAGATAGTTTGTATGGTACTAAAAAACCTATTTCTCATAAAACCAATGAATACTATGAGAACGTTATCAAAACTCTTGATAATGACAAAAATCATCTTAAGAAAGTGATTGGCGACCTAAAGGAAGAGTTTGAAAATGGCTTTATTAGTATTGGTAGAATGAACATGGGTGGCTTTTTAGTCGGTGAAGTTTTTGAGCATTTTCCAGAAGTAACAACTGGAAGATATCAAAGGCAGTTTTGTTATAAATTACCTAATGGTAAAATAGGAACTCACGACCTACACACATTTGAGAAGGCAGAGCAGTTAGATATAAAGTTGGGTAATTTAATAATGCAAAATACACAGGTGGTACGTAACCTAGAACAACTAAGTTTCTATGATAGTATAAAACCTACACTTGCTATGCTAAAACTTAAGCTGGAACAATGGTCAGAAGAAAATAAAGGAGCTGGAGCAACTGTTGCTGAAGAATACTTTAAGACACATAGTTATAATGACAGCTCTAATTGGTTTGAGGATTTGGGTTGTTATTATCAACTAAACTCTAGGCATCATTCACTAAAAGGTAATCCTTTCTTAGTAGATTGGTTACTAATGCCTAAACCACAATAATTTGGGGGGTACTTAGATAAGCAAAAGTTTTTTTAAGTACCTTAAATCGCAAATAACGAAGAAAAATTCGGAGAAAAACTATGGCAAATCAATATACAAAGAAAAAAGATTTATTAACTAAAAAACAGAAAAAAGCTAATCGTAAAGCTAGTCAAAAGAAGTATGACACAAGTCCTAAAGGAAAAGCAAGTACGAAGAAATATAATCAAAGTCCTAAGGGAAAAAAAACTAGACAAACATATAGAAATAGTCCCAAAGGACAAGCGACTAGAAAAAAGAATAGGCAGTCAGCTACAGCAAAAGCGAATGATGAACTTCTTAAACAAAAAAGAATAGCACTTAAAGAACAAGGCGATGAAACTCTATACATTTATGAACTATGGAGAGGCACAGTAAACAATGCAAAAAAGCACGACTTACCTCACGAACACCCAACCTTTAAAACTTTTTGGAATTTGTGGGTAAAACAGAAAAAAGAGTTTGGTTACTACTGTCCTTATACAGGTGATGAATTTACTTGGATACGTTGGAACTATGATATGGGAAATCAACGACCTCTTGGAAATGTATCTTGCGACCAATTAGTACCCAAAAAAGGTTATACTAAAACAAAAGGTAGAAAAAGAAGTAACATTGTATTCTGTACATGGGGTGCAAATACAGCAAAAAGAGATTTACCACCAGAAACTATGAAAATGGTAGTGCACATTTATGAGAATGGTCTTAAAAATCCTAACCCAAAAAAAAGACCCACTAAAGAAGAAGTAGGTATTACTAAACTAAGAAAGTGGATTGTAAGTGAGGGCGAGTATTAATTTAACACTTGCAAAATTCATAGAGAAAAAGTTATGATAGTTCTCTATGAGAACAGATGAAATAATCTACAGTCCCTATCCATTTGAAGAAAACTATATGGTGCTTCTTCAAATGGATTTCGTCGTAAGCTCACGACGAGATACACCACAATATAATTTTTATGTTGGCGACAACACTAAAAGAATTTTCCAGGCGACAACACTACCCAAGTTTATTCAATCAAAGTTAGCTATGATTAATTCTATTCCTAAAGAAGATTGGAACTCTTTTGAACATGATGACGCATTCAATGAATTAGATTGTTATACATATTACAGATACACTAAAAATAATCCAGAGTTTAAAAATATTGGTTGGTATGTATCTGATAGTATATATGTTATAATCATGTCCGAAGATGAACTATCCGAACTAAAAGGAATTAGCATTGACACCAGAAAAGAAAGTCAAGCAGAAAGTCAAGCACATACTCAAAGAACTTAGTTGTTATTATTGTATGCCCTCAACAGGTGGTTATGGCTCAAGTGGTGTGCCAGACATCATCGCCTCTTATCGTGGGAAATTTATTGGTATTGAATGTAAAGCCAATGGCAACAAACCCACAGCACTTCAAGAAAAAAATCTCAACGATATAAAAAATTCACTAGGTCAATCATTAGTTATTGACGAAAAGAACGTAGACATGCTAGAGTTATTTATTAAAACAGGCGAAAGCAATATTAAGTAAGAGAGATTAACATGACTGATAGTAAAAAACCTACAACCTTGAATGACATTATCAACCCGAAGCGTGATAGTTCTGTCTACAACAGCTTAAACACAGAGGATAGATTTAGGTATCTTATGATGTATGTACAAGAGAATAAAAATTTAAACGTTCATCATCATATAGAAGTAATTGAAAGAGTTGACAAAAAGTTTTCATCAACGCATTGAGAACTGGTTATGAATGGCGACTTGGACAGTGAGGACAAATGAGAAAGAAAAGAGACCCAAAAGTAGGCACAGGTAAAAAACCAAAAGGTAGTGGTCGTAGACTGTATACTGATGAAAACCCAAAGGACACAGTGCCAATAAAGTTTGCGACTCCGACAGACGCAAGAAAAACTGTAGCTAAAGTTAAAAAGATAAATAAACCTTATGCTCGTAAAATACAAATTCTAACAGTTGGTGAGCAACGAGCTAAAGTTATGGGTAAAACAGAGGTTGCCTCTATATTTAAGAAAGGTAAAGAGTCATTGAGAAAAGCCAGAGGTAAAAATGCCTAGAGGGTCAATGTATACGCCAGAACAGTTAGATGTCATAGTAGAAAGAGTACAACAGTACAAAACAGAAAACCCTGATGCAACTCGTGCTAGTCTTGTTAGATATTCTGGAGCTGACATATCAGTATTGAAACGATTAGAAAAACAAGGCAAACTAAAACTTCCAAAACCCATAACTCGCCAACAACAAAGAAAAAGAATAGACTGGGCTAAATCACTAGGAAGATTAGATGGTAGACGAAGTAGATAGAGCTAACGAACAAATACAAAAAAGTATAGAAGCTACATTAAAAAAGATTGATACCACTATACCTAAAAATATTACAGGTAAATGTTTATCATGTGGACAATCTGTTAGTGATGAGAGAAGATGGTGTAGTCCAGATTGCAGAGATAACTATGAAAAAATTAAATGAGAATGTCTGCAATAAGTGTAAAGAAAAAGCTAAGTTTCTTGATAGAGGAGTTTGGTGGTGTGCATGGGAGCAAAAAAAAGGTGCGTATAATATAGTTGGTAAATGTAAACACGAAAAGAGAGATAGAAATTATGCAGTTAGTAACACTTGATTTTGAGACCTTTTATGATGTTGGCTATGGTCTTAATAAACTCACAACAGAAGAATACATAAGAGACCCACGTTTTCAGGTTATAGGCGTAGGTATCAAGATTGATGATGGACTTACCCATTGGCATACAGGGACACACAAACAAATTCAAGCTGTCTTAGACACTATTGACTGGGCCAGCACTGCGTTAGTGTGTCATAACATGATGTTTGATGGAGCAATCCTATCATTTATTTTTAATATATCTCCTAAAGTATATTTTGATACCTTGTCTATGGCTCGTGCTTATCATGGCACTAATGCTGGTGGCTCTTTAAAAGCACTTGCAGAACGTTATCAGCTAGGAGAGAAAGGCACAGAAGTCTTAGATGCAAAGGGCAAACGTTTAGAGGATTTTGATGGTGAGGAGCTACATCAATATGGATTATATTGTATTAATGATGTGGAACTAACTTACAAACTGTTTGATATTTTGAAGAGACACTATCCGCCAGGAGAGCTGCTGCTTATTGATTTAACCATAAGAATGTTTACACAACCACAGTTGAAAGTAGATGACGCTTTGTTAATAGATAGACTTGCAGAAGTTAAAGAAGAAAAACAACTTTTATTAGATGGATTGAAAGCTAAATTAAACTGTGAGTCGGCAGAGGAAGTTCGTAAAAAATTAGCAAGTAACAAACAATTTGCAGAATTACTTGAGGAACTTAATGTTCCTGTACCTATGAAAGAAAGTCCTACCACAGGCAAACCAACGTTTGCTTTAGCAAAGACAGACGAGGGATTTATTGCCCTACAAAACCATGCAGACCCTTTAATTCAAGACTTATGTGCAGTACGTCTAGGTACAAAGTCAACGATAGAAGAGTCTCGCATAGAACGTTTTATTGACATAGGAGCAAGAAACAAAGGCAAACTCCCTATACCTTTGAAGTATTATGGTGCACATACAGGTAGGTGGAGTGGTGCAGATAAAGTTAACTTTCAAAACTTGCCGTCAAGAGACGCTAAAAAGAAAGCGTTAAAGAAAGCCGTCGTGCCGCCTGAGGGTTATGTTTGTATCAATGTAGATTCTTCACAGATAGAGGCTAGAATATTAGTTTGGTTAGCAGGTCAAGAAGATGTCCTACAGTGGTATCGTGAGGGAAGAGATGTGTACTGTGAGTTTGCTAGTAAAGTTTATAACAAGAAAATTACTAAAAAAGAAAAAACAGAACGAGCTGTAGGTAAGACTTGTATTCTTGGTTTAGGTTATGGCACAGGTGCTATGAAACTACAGAATGTTTTAAAGCTAGGTGCGGGTGTTGACTTTAGTGAAGATGAATGTAAAAGGTTAGTAAGAGTTTACAGAGAAGTTAACAATAAAGTAATTGAGCTGTGGCAAGAATGTGATAGTGCACTAGCAGACATAGCGTCATGGCCTGAAGGTAAAGCACCGTACTACATTGGTCAGGGTGAGTGTGTAATGATTACACCTATGGGTATAAAGCTACCGAATGGTTTATATATTTATTACCCAGAACTAAAGTGGGACACTTCTGATACTAGAAGTCAGTTCACGTATAAAAGGAGACATGGACGAGTAGGTATTTGGGGTGGAGGCATGGTTGAAAATATAGTACAAGCGTTAGCTCGAATAGTTATTGGAGAACAAATGGTAAACATAAGTGATAAGTACAGACCCGCACTAACAGTGCATGACGCTGTTGTGTGTGTCGCTGCAGATAAGGATAAAGATGATGCTTTAAATTATATCATGACAGAAATGTCTAAGCCTCCAGCCTGGGCAAAGGATTGTCCTATCACTTGTGAGGGCGGGTATGGAAATAGTTATGGAGATTGTTGAGTTGCAAACTAAATAAATTTATGGGAATATTATTTAACTATAATAAACAAGGGGAAAGAATGACGCAGTTTACGTGGAGCTACTCTTCCTTAAAACAATATCAAAACTGCCCCAAGCAATATTACGAAATCCGTGTTGCAAAAAACTATACTGTAAAAGAAAATCAAGCCATGCTTTATGGTAAGGAAGTTCATACAGCATTAGAAGAGTATGTGCGAGATGGTAAACCCTTAGCAAAGAACTATTTAAGATTTAAACCTGTAGTTGATTCATTAATAAACATAGATGGTGAGAAATTTTGTGAATATGAAATGGCACTCAACTACAACAGAGAGCCTTGCGACTTTCATGATAAAAATAGATGGGTTAGAGGTATTGCTGACTTAGTTATCATAGATGGCGAACAAGCATATATTGTTGACTATAAGACAGGCAGTAATAAATATCCTGATCCAAAACAGTTAAAACTTATGGCTATTATGTTATTCACACAAATGCCAGATATAATAAAAATTAAAGCAGGACTATTGTTTATACTGAAGAATAGTTTTTTAGATGAAGAGTATCATAGAAGCGATATGGATAAATTATGGAAGTCTTTTGAAGCTCCTCTGAGTAGATTAGAGACAAGTTATGATTATGACCAATGGCAACCTAACCCTACACCCCTATGTGGATGGTGTTCTGTGGATAGTTGTGAATTTAATCGCCCCAAGACATCACCATTTTAATGTGATAATATTTGCATTATGCCTTATGTGAACAAACCAAGACCTTATAAAAAGGAATATCAACAGCAAAAAGCTAGAAATGAAAAAAAAGCTAGGGCTGCCCGTGCTAGAGCCCGAAGAAAAATAGATGCAAAAGGCATAGATCGAAAGGGTAAAGATGTATCTCATAAAAAAGCTCTATCCAAAGGCGGTAAAAACTCTGATGGTCTAGTAGTACAATCTAAATCTAAAAATCGTTCTTTTAAAAGGAACTCAAGTCGTAAGTTGATATCAGAAACAAGTACAAGAGAGAGGAAAAAACGTGCCACTAAAAAAAGGAAAGTCTAGAAAAGTAATATCATCAAATATTAGAAAAGAAATAAAAGCAGGAAAGCCTCAGAAACAAGCAGTTGCTATTGCATTATCAAAAGCAGGTAAAAAAAGAAAAAGAAAAACTTGACCTATTTTTAAAAATAATGGTATAGTGCTTTTTTAGTAAAGTAAAAAGTACATAGTTAATAATATAGTAAGGAAGTTATGGAATTAGTTGGAGAGAAAGCTGTCAAGCTTACTTTGCCTAATCAATTAGGTGAGTTAGTTAAAGACCATATTTCACAAAGCAAAATTATAAATAAAAAAGATAAAGTCTCAGACTTACTAGTTTATTGGGGTTTAGATGAAATGACTAAACTCAATACACTTATACGACTAAAATCTTACCTTCCTTCTCCTATGAGAAGAGACTATTCATATCCAGGATTATATAAACCGTTTAAGCATCAGGCCGCTACTGCTGAGTTTTTAAGTATAAACAGAAGAGCTTTTTGTTTTAACGAAGCAGGTACAGGGAAAACATCATCTGCTCTTTGGGCAGCTGATTATTTAATGGAGCAAGGAAAAATTAAAAGGGTATTAATAATATGTCCTCTATCTATTATGTATTCTGCATGGCAAGGAGATGTATTTAACACTTGTATGCATAGAAGCTCAGTTGTTTGTTATGGTACATCACACAAACGAAAGACAATTATTGAAGGAGATTATGATTTTACTATCATAAACTATGATGGAGTTAAAATTATTAAAGATGAAATTAAAAACGAAAACTTTGATTTAATTATAGTTGATGAATGTAATGCATATAAATCTCATACTACAGTAAGGTGGAAAACTCTTAATAAAATATTAAGTCTTAACACTAGAGTATGGATGATGACAGGAACACCTGCGTGTCAATCTCCTGTAGATGCTTTTGGTCTTGGTAAGTTAATATGTCCTGATAGATTACCTAGATTGTCAGCCGCATGGAGAGAAAAAGTAATGTACCAGATATCTAGATTTAAATGGCTACCTAAACCTGACTCAAAAGATTCTGTGTTTAAAGCATTACAACCATCTATAAGATTTGCAAAAGACCAATGTTTAGATTTACCAGAAGTTACTTATCAAACTAGAGTTGTGCCTTTGACTAAACAAGTAGAAAAATATTACAAACAACTAAAAACACAAATGATTATAGCTACAGCCAGTGAGTCAGTAACAGCAGTAAACGCAGCTGCGGGCATGCAAAAGTTGTTACAAATTTCTGGTGGTGCAGTTTATACAGACGAACATGAAACAATTAAGTTTGATGTCAAACCTAGGTTAAATGCTTTGATGGAAGTTTTAGGGGACACCGACCATAAAATTCTTTTGTTTGTTCCATATAGACACACTATAGAATTTTTAGCAGAATATTTAACAGAAAAAAATATTAGTAATGATGTTATCAATGGAGATGTAACTCCAAGTCGTAGAGCAAACATCATTAACAAGTTTCAAACTCAGAACGAACCTAAAGTTTTAATTATACAACCACAGTCAGCCTCTCATGGAGTTACGTTGACCGCGGCAGACACAGTAGTGTTTTGGTCTCCTGTAATGTCAGTAGAGGTTTACTTACAGTGTGTAGCTAGAATAGATAGGGTTGGGCAGAAGAATAAAATGACAGTTGTTCATCTGCAGGGTTCTGATATTGAAAAAAGGATGTATGCCATGCTACAAGGTAAAGTAGACCAGCATACTAAATTAGTTGACTTATATAGGGAGGAATTAGACCTATGAGTGATGAAGTAAGTGAAGTTCTAGAGAAGTCTGTTGAACACGAGAAGATTCCGTTAGATGAAGTGGTAAGCACTTATATAACGATTCGTAACGAGAAAGAGAGACGAGCTAGAGAGTTTCAGAAGAAAGACCAAGAGTTGAAGAATGACCTTGAGCAGTTAGAGCAAGTGATGCTTAACTCTTGTAATGAAGTAAATGCAGATAGCATTAAAACTTCAAGGGGTACGATTATTAAATCTCTTAAAGAGAACTATGTATGTTCTGACTGGAGTAATTTTAAGGACTTTATTTTAGAAAATGAAGCACCAGAATTATTACAACAGCGTATACATCAGGCAAACTTTAAAGAGTTTTTATCTAGTCGTACAGAAGAAGGACTGCCTCCAGGAATTAGTTCTATGAGGGCGTTCAGTATAGTAGTTCGTAAACCAAGTAAATAAGGAGTATATATTATGGCAAAACAAACCATAACCACACCGCAAGGTGTAGCTCTATATCCATGGTTGAGTAAACCAGATACAGAGTACAATAAAGACGGAGAGTACAAAGTTAATCTTGTGCTTTCTAAAGAAAAGGCACAGCCTATCATTGACACTATCAATGAAGTTTTTTCAGAGAATCTAAAAGATGAGATGAAAAAACAAAAAAAGAAAACCCTTAAGACAGCTAACCCACCTTATGCAGATGAGTTAGATGATGATGGTAAACCGACAGGGAATGTTATCTTTAAGTTTAAATCAAAAGCAGCATATAAACCTGCTATCTTTGATGCAAACGGAGAGACTTTGATTGATACACAAATATGGGGTGGCTCTGAAATCAGAGTAAACGCAGCATTATATCCGTATTTTGTTTCTAGTATAGGAGCAGGGGTATCTTTAAAACTAAGAGCAGTACAAGTTATTGCCCTTGTTGAAGGTTCGGAAGGTGCAGGTCGTTTTGGTTTTGAAAAAACCACAGGCTATGTTCAGAAAGAAAAAGATGAGGGAGCAGAAGTTTTTAATGAGACTACAGCGGTTCCTGATATCAAAGTAGTTGAACCAGAAGTTGTCAAAAGCAAACCAGAAGATGATGGAAGCACAGATATTGCTGATATCGTAGATAAGTGGGGAGCTAAAGATTAACAGGTGGATAAACTCAAGGGCATACTGGAGAGAAACCCTAATATCGGGTTAGATGAAGATACTATAGCTGTTGCTAATAGTAGCTTCTCTAACCAGACAAAACGCATATCTTTAAGAGGTGGTGTGTTTAGAAAAATAGTTGGGGGCAAGGAAGTCAGCACAGCCGACTCTGCTGTAATGAGTATTATAATTATCAAGATGGCACATAATCCATCAAGAGTATATTATAAAGATTCATACGAAGAGGGTAAAAGAGTAAGTCCTATATGTTGGTCAAATGATTCTAAAAAACCAGATGAAGAAGTGAGAAAACCCCAAGCTAAGTCTTGTCATACTTGTCCTAACAGTGTGCGAGGCTCTGGCTTTGGTGGTGTTGGAACTTCTTGCAGACTATCATGGAGAGTAGCTATCGTTTTAGCTAATGACCCAGAGGGTGATATTTTAGAATTAGTTCTTCCTTCTAACTCTTGTTTTGGGAAAGAGGAACAAGGTAAGTGGCCATTTAAAACATATATCCAAATGTTAGCAAACAACAATGTGAGTGCGGGTAGAATTGTTACTAAGATGCAGTTCGACCCCAACTCAGCTAAACCCAGAGCATTATTCTCGCCTGTAGAGGCGGCAGAAGATTGGGTATTAGAAGTTATAAAAGACCAAGCAGAGAATCAAGCGGCTTACAATGCTATTAAGTTAACTGTGTATCAAGTTGACGATGAAGAGGATAAAGAGCCTGTTAAGTTTGAAGCATTTGAGGCTTCAGATAAAGAACAAGTAAAAGTGAATACAGCTCAAGAGGCTGACGATGTTAATAAAATAATGGATAAATGGAGGAAATAATGCCAAGACCATATAGTGATAGATTTGTTTTAGGATTAGATAAAGCTGATGATAGTATTCTAGGAATACAGTTAGCTAAATTATGTTTAAAAGCAAACTTACCAATTAAATATGTAGCTCAAGGAGTGGGCACATCTCGTATGACAGTGCATTCATGGTTCAGGGGTGGACCTATGAAGCACCAAAACCATCAGAAAGTAATAAAATTTATGGACGCAGTAGAGCAAGGATTAGCAGATGGAGTGCTTCCTGCTAATGACATAGCTTCTGCTATAGTGTTTGTAGAATCTGATGGCCGCATACAGATATGAGTGTAGAATTCTACAGTAAAGTATTACCTGATGAAGGTACTTACTGTGTAGCTGTACTACCTGCGGGTGAAGGACAGCGTATGCGACATATCTTTGTGGATTCTATTGACGAACTTGTTGATAGAGTTGAGGAGAGAAAGCATGATAGCCATGTGTTTATTGGTATGGCTAATTTTGATGGACACAGTAGAAAAAATGCAAAGTCTTTGAAGTCTTTCTTTGTAGACTTAGATGTAGGGGACACTAAGGAGTTTAGCAGTCAGGAAGAAGCTGTTAATGCCTTAGGAAAATTTATACAATCACAACAGCTACCACCGCCTGTGGTCGTAGATAGTGGTAATGGTATACACGCATATTGGATGTTGGATACTGCAGTTCCTGTAGAAGAGTGGAAACTGTATGCAGACAAATTCAAACAACTATGTATTGATAATGGGTTACAAATAGACCCTGCTGTAACTGCAGATAAATCTAGGATACTTAGATGTCCTAATACATTTAACTTTAAATCTAATCCACCAACACCAACAAAAATAATAAGCGGGGACATAAAGATATATAAGTTCGATATGTTTAAAGAGTTTTTAGGTACAATCACAAAATCATTTGAAGATATATTAAAAAGTCCTAAGATGACTGAGCTAACTAAACAGATGAATGGTTTAAGTAATTACTCTTCTAAGTTTAGTACGATTGCTGACAAAAGTTTAGATGAGGCATCTAATGAAGGATGTCTTCAGATAAGACATATAATTAGAAATAGAGCATCACTGCCTGAGCCTTTATGGTACGCAGGACTGTCTATTGCTCAACATTGTGTAGACAGGGACAGAGCTATACATGCATTATCTGAAGACTACCCAGGTTATAGTAAAGAGGGCACAGAGAGAAAAGCTACACAAACACAAGATAAACCACAGTCATGCACGGTGTTTAACAACTTAAACCCTGATGTCTGTCCAAGCTGTCCTCATTTTGGTAAGATAACTAATCCTTTAATATTAGGTAAGGTGTTTGTACCTGCACCCACCACTATGAATCCTGTGAAGACTGAAGTACAGATACTACCGAATGGCAAACCCTTAGTAGTCACTAGCTTACAAGGACTACCCGCAGAAATAGAAAGAGAAGGATTTTACAGAGGGCAAGAGGGTGGCATATATTTTAAACCTAAACCAGTATTTGATGAGAACGGAGACTTAGTAGAGCAAAAGACACATCTAGTATCTACTTATGATTTCTATTCTTTGAAGAGAGTCATTAGTGCACACGATGGTAATTGTATGCTAATGAAAGTAGACCCTCCTCACGATGAGCCTGAAGAGTTCTATGTGCCATTTAGTGCAATCTATGATGGTAATGAGCTGAGGAAGTTAATATCTAGTCATGGGGTATTATTTAACCCTAAAAACAACCAATGGAAACTTATTATGGATTATTTAGTTGCATGGGGTTCTTATCTACAAGCCGATAAGGCAGCTTCAAGAATGAGAACTCAGATGGGTTGGACACCCAAAGAAGACGCTTTTGTTATTGGCGATTTAGAAATCAAGAGTAATGGCAAAGAGGTCAGCAGTCCTACATCTGCCTTATGTCGTAACATAGCTAGGCATATTGTACGAGCAGGTAGCTTTGATAAATGGAAAGAGGTAGCTAATAAACTCAATCAAGAGGGCTTAGAGGTACATGCTTTCGTAGCGTTAACAGGTCTTAGCTCTGCTTTGATGTGCTATACCTCTACTTCTGGTGTTAGTATATCTTTGACAGGAGATACAGGTGCTGGTAAGACAGGAGCTCTATATGCAGCGTTAAGCATGTGGGGGCACCCTAAGGATATGTCTGTGTTAGAAACCACCGATAATGCCCTCACAGGGCGATTCTTGGGGCTACATAACCTGCCACTAGGGTTAGATGAGGTGGGTAATATGCACGGTCGTCTGTTATCTCAGATGGTGCATAAGATATCACAAGGTAAAGCTAAGATACGTATGCAGGCCTCTATTAACGCTGAAAGAGAGCATGAGATGTCAGCGTCATTAGTAGGTATCTTTACTACTAACCACTCTTTAATTGATAAGCTAACCATCACTAAGAAAGACCCTAACGGTGAGATAGCCAGGTTAATAGAGTTCTATCTACACAAACCTCAGCTACTTAAGGACAAACCTGCAGAAGGGCGTAAGATGTTTAACCCACTATTGACTAATCATGGGTGGGCAGGACCTGAGTTTATCAAAGCTTTGATGGGGTATGAGAGAAGTGAGATTGACACTCGTATTGACCGTTGGGTAGCTAAATTTAAGAAAGACTTTGGTGATGATACAGCGTTTAGATTCTATGAAAACTTAGTGGCAGTTACTATGGTAGCAGGAGAGATATGTGATGAAGCTAGTATTATGCATATAGATGTAGACCGAGTATACAGTAAGATTGTTGGAGAGATGATAGACATAAGAGATAACGTAGTAAAAGCTAACAATGTTAACTACCTTTCTCTCATAGGAGAATTTATATCACAGCACAATAACTCTATACTAGAGATTCACGATGGTAAAGTAATTATAGAACCAAGAAACTCATTGTATGTACGCCTAGACACGGATAAGAAAGAACTGTGTATTACTAAGTCAGTATTTAGGAAGTTCTTGATAGAGGAAAACAGCGTATCACCTAAGCAGTTTGTATATCAAATGCAACAGCACGGCATAGAGATTGTAGATAAACGTAAAAAGATGGCGGCTAATTGGAAGCCTGGCCTAGATGAGTTTAATACTAATGCTTATATAATTAGCACAGACACACTACCACCAGATATTATTAAGGAGATTGACCCTGAACTTGTATGAAGAAATAGAGTGGATATTCCCGTTTGAGGGTATGGCAGTAGGAGAAAGTTTTTTTGTGCCTACTCTTAAAACTTCGCATATGATATATGCAATAGAGTCAGGTGCTAAACGTGCAGGGGTTAGAGTCAAGACTTTTGTTACTTCTAAGGATAATCATTTAGGAGTTAGAACTTGGCGAGTAGGCTAACGTATAGTTTCAGGTGGGTCTTCAAAGCCTGTTCCAAACACGACTTTACGGAGGTCTCTTATCTCTCGTAATATTTCTCGTTCTTCTTTATAAAAAGCATCTAATAATTCTTTTTTACCGTCTGCTGATATTATTGTCCTAGGTGCTTCAATTAATCTTCTTCTTTCTTTTCTTATACCTTGTAATGCTTTGACTCTCGCATTTATTGCTCCTTTTGCTTGAATAACAGAATAATTATCTTTTGCGTAGTCCTCCACTCTTTTTCTGTCAAATTCATTTTTCTCTAAATTTTTATAAGAATTATATATTTTACTAATTTCAGCTTTTGCTTCGTAATAATCGGTAGTATGTCTATTACCATATTCTCTAGCTATAAAATTACTCATACCAGGAATACTCGCAAGTAAATCTCTATCAGATTTTGTTGCTCTGTCATAATCATATACATCTAAATCATCAATTATTTTATCCGCAAACATCATTAATAAGCCTCCTGTGTACCCTAAATACTGTCGTAAATAGTAATCGTACTCTGCAGTAGGTCTAACATTTCCAGTCATATCGCTAAGTATTTTTGCTAACTCACTTGTGTTCGCTGTGTACTGGTCTCTTTTTTCTAAATCAGCTATTGATTGTGGAACTATTGGTCTTCCTGTTCTAGCATCACGATTAGATAAAACGTTTGCTATAGGTCTAACTGCTTGAGGAACTATGTTTGCGTTAAAAATTTCACCTAAATTTCTTTTCATAGAATCAAAAGTCTTTTTATTATCTTGCTCTTCATTCATAGTATTTATAACTTGCTCTGGCATTATTTTAAATAAGAAAGTAAATAAGTCAGGTCTTAAAGTTATATATGCACCGTTTCCTAATAAAAATCTTCTATCTCTTATTGTAGGATCAAGTTTTTCATATTCTGAGTCTTCATCGTCATCTGCCATAAGTGTGTAAGCCAAAGTTAACATTGCTAACTGTGTTCCTGTTAAAAGTAATTGCTGCATACCTTGAGCTCTTTGTGTTGGTGTTATACCCCTACCTGTTAATACTCTACCTTGTACAGAAGCTGCTTGTAAATAAGCACCAAAGAAAGGCACAGTTTGACGCAACATTGTTACAGCTGCGTTAGAACCTGCTCGTTTAAAATTTATAACTTCAAAAGCTCTTTCTATAGCTAATCTTTCATTACCTGTTTCTTTCATAGTTTGTTCATAAACAGCTTGTCTTACAGCGTTGTCTGATGCCATGGCTATACGATTTAAAAAAGTTAAAGCTGCATCTCCGACAGGGTTAGCTCTTATACTAGAAGACCATCTATTATAAAATCCATCATCCATTATCTCACCTTTAGCATCAACATCTGCTTGTGAGTAAGTTCCTGCAAATCCTACTGCTCCATATTTTTTCATGTCTTTGTGAGTTTGACTCATATTAAGCAAAGTCTTTGGAAATTCTTTTAGGACTCTTAATGGAATCATAAAAGGATTTTTAACACCTGAGCTGAACATAGCAGATACTGAATCTTGTGGTAACTGAGCTAAAGAAAATAACGGATATAAAACCACGTTACTTCTTAAAAAGTTTGAAATATTAGTAATAAAACCTAGCCCATCTATTTGAGCTCTTTCCATTCCACTAAAAGCTTGTGCAAAAAAAGGATCAGAAAACTGATAATATTCTACTCTACGAACTCCGTCTCTTACTCTACTCATAGCTACAGTATTAGCACTAGCACGGTCAACGTCCTCTCCTGTTTTCATTATGGTATCTTGAGCTTGTTGAGGTAAAGATTCTATTGCTTTTATTTTATCTAAAGCTTTTTTGTTTAGCATACCTCGTTTTAATGAGCTACGCATCCAAAGTTCCATATTTGTAAATACATCATCAACAGGTTCATATGTACCTTTCAATCTATAAAACTTTCCTCTATCTCCTAAACGTGTTTTTTGACGAGCACTAGGTTTTTTCTTTGTATTTTTTCCATAAAAAGGCACATAAGTATCTAGAAAATTACCATTCTCATCTTTTTCAATCATTTGCTCTGGGGCCCCCTCAGTGTCAACCACCATAGAAAACTCTTTAGCTTGTTCTGGAGTCATTATTTCTGTATCAACTAAAAATTGTATAGCATCATTTTTACTTTCTATCCACATATTGTGTATATCATTTAATTCAGGGTAAGTTTTACTTAAAGTTAAGGCCTCATCTATTTGATCCTGAGTTAACAAAACTTTGACTAAATTTGCTTTACCTAAATCTTTTGCTTGTTGTTTTTTACCTTGCTTAAATAAAGCTTTCATTTGAGCTTTTATTATATTGTTATTATTTATAAGCTCTTGAGCTCGTCTTGCTTTAAAATTTTTATCTGCGGCTTCTCGCATTGTTTGATATTGCACATTTGCTTTAGCAGCAAGTTCTTTTAAAGAATCCATAACTCTTTGAAAACTAGCATTTCCTTCATCTACAACCACAAATTTATCTGTGTCAGTGTTATATTTAATTTTTCCAAACTTTAAAAACTCTTCTACCACGTTTTCAACATGTAAAACTTGAGACACCGACATCTCATTAAGAGTTTTTGATATTACTTCCCAATCTGTGTCTTGATCTTTTTCTAATTCTCTTCTTACTTTATTATTTAAAGCTGCGTCAAATGAAAATACAGAGGTCGCAATTTTATCCCAGATAGAAACTAAACTATCACTGTCACCGATTTCTTTTTTTATTTTATCTTCTTGGTCAGCTGCAACTTCTGATGGTTGTTTTAAACGTTCGTTTACTTCTTTAAGTTCCTCATCAGTATAACTTTCATTTTTGTTATATAATATTTTATCACTTCCTATTTGCTGCTCTGCATTAGGACCAAAAAACAAACTAGGAGATATGGCTAAAACATCATTCAAAACATTATGAGGCGTATCATTAGCTCGAAACATGTCTTTTATTGTGTTTACAAATTTAGACCACACAGTATTATTTCCAGCACGTCTAATTCTTACTAAACCAATAATCTCTTGTTCAGTAGCTCCTTTTCTTTCTAAATCTCTTATATAAGAATTTTCTTCTTGTATTGCGTCTTGACCTGTAGGAGGGGGTGGAGGTGCCTTAAAATTAGATTCACTGGCAGGTATACTAGATAAATATTCTTGAAACTGCCCATTATTAAGGGCATTTGTTACAAATTCATCTACATTTTCTAACTCTATACTAAACTCATTATCAACATCAGCTCTTTTAGCATCATTATAAAGTTCTACTAAACGCTTTCCTATTCTAGTTATACCTACGCCGTCTTCATTAACGTGATTACTAACTTCATTTGCAGTAGCTGCGTGCGTGCCTTCGTGAAATATAGTTTCCAAATCAGCATTGTCAGATATTTTAATTGTATCTGTTTTTAATTCGTAAGAACCATATCCGCCTTCTTTTTGTTCCATTTTAGGACTAATTTTAAAAGAAGTTTGATTTGTTCTTGGAGTTCCCATAATTATTGGTAGAAGTTGTTTTTGAACTGTTGATAACGAATCACCAAATTTTTTCTCTATAGTTGTCAAAGCCTCACCTAAATTTTGTACTCCTTTTAAACCTTTAATAACTTCTTTATCTTGTTCAATACCAGGTCTGCGTGAAAATAATAAATTTTTAAGCGATTTATTACTTTCTTTATTAATGTCTTTTTTGAATTCTGGGTCTGCTAAAGCTTTCCTAGCATTTGCTTTAAGTTGAGTCAAACGTCTTAGAGCAGTATTTCTAACGGGAGATAAAGCGTTATCTACAAACCCTCCTGTTGTATCTCCTGCCTCAATGGCTCTTATTTGTTTTAATTCATTTTGAAAAGATTCAATAAGTCCTTTTGAATTTGTTACCTGCCCTTCAAAAAAAACATTAGTTTTTGTATTTTTTTCTCTAGCAGTTTTAGCTAGTTTTTTTAACTTCGTAAATTGTTGCGAGTTAGGATTTATTATTGCATTGTCATTAATTACAAATTCTGAAACTAATCCTGGTGCAGACTCTTCAATCCCTTGTTGTTTTTGTTTTGGTTTAAAATTTCTATCTCTAGTACGCAAAACAGGAGTGCCCTCTTTATTAATATATTCTCCTGTTCTTAATGTAAATCCACCTTGAATATCAGGGTCTATTTGTGCAAGAGTTACAGTTTTTCCTACAAAGTTTTTTTGAATTTTTCCAGTGGTTTTTACACCTGGTTTTTTTCTTAAAACGTCTGCTTGTTTTGCAGGTATTAATGGAGTGTCGACTCGTTTTTTTCTTCCAGTAAGCTGTCCAGTATCTGATCCAAGAGTAGCCACTGCATCTCGGTCATTTTTTGTAACCTCTTCGGCAATGTCGTCGCTAGCCTTGGCTTGTTGTACAGAAGGATCAACGCCAACTCCAAGTCCTCTTTGGTCAACGTCTTGAGCTGCTCCTCTACCTCTTTTTCCAGTTCTTCTATCATCTTGAACTCCTGTATAAATAGTGCTTCTTCCTTTAGTGTCGGCTTTGATTACTCCATCGTCAAGAGCTTTTTTAAGTATTTTTGTAGCTTCACTTTGAGTTACATTTAGTTGAGTTACTATTTTATTTTTAGTTACATTATCCGTATTTGCAATAAAATTTAAAACTTCTTCTTCATTTTCAATTACATCAGTTGTTTCAACAGCTGTTTCCTCAACCACTTTATCGTCTACAATATTTATAACATCGTCGTCAGCAGAAATAATTTCTTCGCCAACATCAGTTACAATTTTTTCATCATCTTTCTTTTTGTTTTCAACAACAATGTCTTTTTCCTCGACAACTTCTTTTTCTTCGTCTTCTTTTTTTTCGCTAACAACAACAACATCAGTTTCTTCTGCAGGTGGCGGCGGTGCATCTCCAGTAGTCTCTAACTCTTTTATTCTTTTTCTAACTTTAGTTCTTAGTTTTCTGATTACTTTTTTATTAACTCTTGCATCATCATAAGTTCGTAAAGCTTCAGTTAGAATTTCATCGGCTTGTTGTAATTCTGTAATTTTTGTAAGGTCAAGTTTTAATAAATTGTTACGAGCAGTATCTCTACTTCTGAATTTTGCTCTATTCATATCATCTACAGTGAAGATATCTCCTAAGTCAACGTCTCCTGCAAGTTCAGCATTTGCTTGTCTTTCAATATCATTTATTTCTTCACTAATAGATTTATCTGCATCTTTTTCTTTTTGCTCTTCTTCTTCTTGAGTTTTTTTAAGTTTTTCTTTAGCTTTTTTTATATTTTCTTGTCTAATTTCTTGTTTAGCTCCACTTCTTTCACTAGCACGTTGATAACTGCCTAATGGAAATAGTAAAGCAGCGGCATAAGCTGATTCCATATATTCTTTTTGAGCATCTTCATCAGTTAATGGTAGCCCTGCATAATACCTTTCAAGTAGTTGTTGGGTAGCCTCTGTTGCACCTTCAACTACTGCTAATTTACCTGCACCTTTTGCTAAAGCAGAAGCTATGTTTTCTCTAGCAAGTTTTTCAGCAGCTTTAGTGCCTCCTTTTACTAAAGAAAAACCTAATACTTTACTTATACCTGAGTACGCTAAACCCGCTCGCTCTATAGCTGACTGTGCTAAAGCCGTGCTATAAGCTGATAACTCATCAACATCTACGGGTCTACCTGCTTTTATATCCTCCTCTGCTTTTCGCTCCATATTACTACCTGCCATAGAGAAAAATGGTGCCGCCATACCTCCGATAAGCCCTGCAGCAATTCTAAGATGAGGAGGTAAAGGTAAAGCTAAACCCCTTGCAAAGCCTGTAGCGATTGCCGTGCCTAGTTTAGTACCTCCAAAAATAGAAGCTAATACAGGAGTTTGTTCGCCAAGAGCACCAGGTACTTGAGATAACGCTTCACCTACAGCACCAAGATATTCACCTCTGTCTATTCTTGATGTTACATTTTTAAGACTTGTGCCAGGAGCTCCAGTTATATTTTTTCCTCTTTCAATACCTGATATAGCAGCTTCTTCACCGCTAGTGAATGGAGCTTCTACTCCTGTCTGAATGCCTGATAAAAAACGCTTAGTACCACTTTGAAGTCCTTCAAAAAAACCAGCAGTCTCCTCATCTTCAGGAGGAGCATAATATTTATTTAATATATAATTTTGAGCTTGAGATTCAGTAGCTCCTTCAGGAGCATCTACTGTGTAGGATTGTCCATCTGGGCCTGTAATGTTATATTTTGGCATACTAACTCCTATGGGTTTTTAGTATCACTGAATCCTTTATTGAGTTGTTGTTGTTTTCCAGTACCACCTGTTATTATCATTTGTTCAGCTTGTTCTTTTGTTATTGGCAGACCTGTTCTAACGGTACTTAACATTACTTCATATATTCTTCTGTAATCGTCTGTAGCATCTGGGTATCTGCCTGGATAATTTGTTGGTATTCCACCAGGCACATTGTCAGCAAGATATTTCATTGTTAATGTGTGAGCTTTATCATGGTCGTCACCTCTTCTTGCTGCTTTCGCTGCTTCATTTTGATAAAACCTATCTAATAAAGCTGCTTGATATCCTCTAATTTCTTTTGCTTCATCAGAATAAGCTTGCATAGCCGCTAGATTTTCTAATCTTTGAGCACCTCTAAGCCTTCTTTGTTCTTCAGTAAATGCTTTCATAACAGGAGATGCCCCTGCAGATAAGTTTGCTAATGGATTATCTGATTCGCCTCCTGCGACACGAAGCCCTGCCTCTATTAATCCTAGGTTAATTGCTTCTGCTCTACTATCTTCAAAAAACTCATCAGATACACCAAATGCTTCTTTTAACCTATCTCTTTCTTTTTTGAAATTAGCTATACTTCGTCCTTCAATAGGCATATTTATATCTGCAGCTGTGCCTGGTTTTAACATACTAAAGAAATCTGTGTCTCTTGTGCGTGTGCGTGTGCCTG